CTCCTGCTGGAGCGGATTACGACAATTTCGACGACGCCATCGACGCCTTGGGGTCAAAGGGTGGGCGCATCCTTATTCTCGACGATATGACTGTAAATTGTGACACGGCAGACAAGGATGTGTCGAACATCTTGTTCGAAGGGGAACTGACACATTCCGGCAAGCCTAATTTGAGTTTTGGAACTATAACGAACAATTGGCATGGGTCCAATGTTAAGTTTCGTAACGTGAATTTCATGTTTTTAGCGGCTACTACACCGCTGATTGACATGCGGGACAATAATTGTGATTGGGAATTTGAAGATAGCGCGATCCTCATCGGCGCAGGTCAAACGCTGGCCACAGTAACAGCTTCTACGCAGGCGTTTGCTACGTTAATCACGGCTTCTGTTGCTGGTGGCGGTACGTTTGCGGCAAACGACAGCAAGCTCAACGCATATGTCTACCGCAACGCCACGCTGGTTTGTACAAGTATCGACTCCTTATGGATCGATGCGTCGTCGACTTACACAGGTGCGGCTCCATCCAACGAGTATATTATCGACGAAGCCGCAGGTGTGGCATACGACAACAGCACATCCGGTTTGACAGCAACCAACGTGCAGGATGCCATTGACGAAATCGGGGCTCCTGCTATTTTCAACAACGCGGAGATTGTCCATATCGACGCAAGCTACGGAAACGACACAACAGGAAACGGGAGTGCTCTAAACCCGTACCAGACGGTAAATGGTGCAATAGCTGATCTACCGGCAGTTACGGCAGGCAACATTGATACCCCTATTATCTATAAGATAGCACCGGGTACTTATACCGGCGACGTCAATTTGCCTCGGTACAAGTATCAAGCTATTCTAGGGACTTTTGTGCAGATCGATGGTGAACTTATTTATGAGGGTGATAACGGAAGCCCAAGTAATAGTAACTTTGTTCTCATTTTGTCGGGGATAGGTGGAGGAGCGTACAGGTCGATTGATGTACCTGTCCTTGACGTGACGGGTGTAGTACGTTTTACCCGCGCAGCCAGCAGCACCAGCGGTGATCTAAACGGTATATTCCTAGCGTCCAACGCTTCCTTTGCAGGGCTGTACAACGTACAGAACGCCAGCGGTCTTCCAGTTGCTCAGATTATTGCCAACATTAGAAACTGTGATGTGGAGCATTCAGACCCTGACTACGGGCACATTTACTCCGAGGAACCTCCGTATGGCGGTTTCCGGTTGGAGGTCACGGATTCAATCGTTAAATCCACTTTGTCCGGTTACGTTACGATTTACAACGCTGATGGGTGCCGGTTTGGAGATATTGACTACAAGGCACACCCCGCTGAATTTTCACCTCCTGCGGATGATGGGTCGATTGGTGGTTATGCGAGCGACGGTTATCCGGGGATAATGAATTGTCGTTTCACAGGCAGTACTTACCAGTTTGGTTCGACACTTCATACCTCGGGTCTGTTAGCTCCCGGTGACGTCAAAATTGACGCTGTGTCATGGCGCACGTTGACTGGTAACTCTCCCACGTTCGACAATAACGACAAAGTCCTAACAACGGTTGCCACAGGCGTCAATTACGATAACAGCACATCAGGGCTTGCTGGTGAAACTACACAGGCTGCACTTGACGAGATTGCTGTGGTTCAAGGTTCGACCCCCTACTCAGTTGGTCCGGCTGAATTGGAATACGACGGAAGCGTCGGTGCAGCACTCTCGGACATTACCATCAATTCAGGTTCGGACACGTTGCAGGCGGGTGAGCTTACTACCGCCGCAGACACCGCCAAAGGGTCTGTCCAGCTTGAATCGGGCATTGGATGGGACGGCAAGACCGTGACTCTCGATGTCTTGCTGGTGGTTGAAGGTACGGGAGTTTCAGGAAATACCGTGATCAACCTCGATGCGTTTTGGGTTGCTGCGGACGACGGCATCGACGACAGCTTCTCGTCTGCGACTACTGCAACACTCACCGTGGCCGACACGGACGCAAACAAATTCAAACGCCTCACTATCGACTGCACGTTGGATGACGATGACATAGAGGCGATCTTCTTCGGCATCTCGATTGACACGATGGCAACAAATGCCACCGTGAAGATTCTGAAGGTGGTGGGAGAGAGGTAAGCATGACTTGGAGAGCCAAAAAGGGCATATTCAAACAGGCTAATATCGCAAATGCTCCATTGGGGCAGTACCCTGTCAGGATCGGGACGATACGGCTCCCGCAACCGGATGCTGCCGAATTACCCCTCGATCCGGGTGACACCTATGTGTACACGGACGCCAAGCATCCCGGTATAGGGTTGGACTTGGGGGCCTTGTACGAGTCTGTTGTCATTGAGAATATCGAGTGGGTGGAGGCTCCTGAATACGCCTACACACGGTTCGGCTTCAATTTCGGCGCAGGGGCGTTGAACACCGAAACGAGCGGTGGAGCGCTAATGATAACAGAAGACCCGGAGGACACACGTCGGCTGTTCGAACTTGTGACACAGGAGTATGTCGACGATAGCGATCCGGTCTCACGTCCGGTGTTTGAGCGCATGGGGACGAATCCTGTGCTCGGGTATGGCGATGATTCAAAAGCGGTACCGTTCGACAATTCAGAGTTGTACGGGTACAATTTTCAAATTCAGAGCGTGTATCTGGACAACAGCGGAGCTACTTCAAAGCTCGTCGTTGAGGTCAAAAACTCGGAAGCGGGAGGTGGTCAGAGTTTCAACCTCGCACCCTACACAGGTGCAACGGCTACGGGTGGCGACATCACCAACAACAAGCTCTGCGACTTCCAGCTTGTGTTTGATCCGCAGGATGGCAATTGTGGCATCGTGACCGCTCAAACTGCGGCGGGTACGACAGGTGGAACGTGGTATACAGACGATTCGGGCGACACATGGCAAGCGGTACCGAGTCATCTAATGGGGAGTGCTTTTGGTGCGTCATGTTATCACGATGGCTCGGACCTCTTCCTCGCCTTGGTAGATTACGAGTGGGAATGGAGCATCTACGACACCAATTCCGGGTGGAACACCTATAACTACAGGGCCACGTCGTATGGCAATAACACCATGAACGACGAGACGGTCGGAAGGTTTGGCATGTACCTGACCACACCCGGCGGGTTGGCGGGAGGGAACAACCCCGGATATGGTGGGCGCACGGTGGATTTCACCGCAGACATTCTGTTCCACATGTGCCGCGAAGACTGTTTCGTTCGGCTCTTTTCAACCACGGACATAACCACTACCGCGCCGAGTGAGATTTTCGCGGTGGAGACTTGTGGTTTGTTCACGGATTACGACACTCGCGTATCAAACAGCTTCCGACAGAATGGGTCGACACCTATCGCCTATTTGAGGGCTGTGGACGCCAACAATCTCTTTGCTGCATTCACCTATTACACCGACGCAGGGTCGCCCACAGGCAATGCGTATGGCGTCATGAAGAATGCCTTCGTTAAAACTACCGACGGTGGGAGTAACTGGTCGCAGGTCTGTACGCAGGACGATTTCATGTACGGTGGAGAGGTCTGCGTTTTCCAGAGCACAGACGGGGATCAGATTGGTATTGCGTTGTTCGCTTTTGATCGGGGGATTACGGGTTACACATTCCCGTACTCCGATGGGGACATCAGGTTCAATTACAGCGATGACGGCGGTGCGACGTGGACGTATTCTGACGGGTCGTGGCCTCTGATTAACACAGGTAACTACAACGCACAGATTCGCAACCCGATCTCCTCGAAAGACCGGGCGTTGGCAGCCGAGGCGGTTCTTGCATGGGACAGCACGCTCGACCAATGGTTGCTTATCTACCGGAATACATCCCTTACTTGCGACATTACACGGTCCACAGACGGTACAGGAGGTACATGGACCGCGCCGCAGCAGCTTGAGGCATTTACAAGCGGTGCATCGTGGCGGGCGTACACAAATGAAGCCACGGAGAAGTTTCTCGCGTTCTGTATGTACGGTTACTACTCACCGAACCAGCAAGGTTCTTGGTTGTTCAGCGGAGATCACATCTATCAGGGTGTGACTGTGGATGCGTACACGAATTGGCATTTGTGGGGCATCGAATCTCAAACGTAGGAGAACCCTATGCGCGTTTTGTTCTTGCTGCCCGACAGCCCGGTGAGACCATCGGGAGGGGTAGGAGAGAAGTACAGGTATTTGTTGCCGCTCTTATCGGAGCGGTTGGACGTGGATGTGTTTTGCATCGGGGAAGGCGGCGAGTGGCAGGGTATGGAGATCGGTGCCGTTTACGGATCGTTCGCCGACAAAGGCCACCTACCTTTCCAGCTTCACACGATGCTTGTGGGCATGGTCGAGAAATTTATCGACCAGCGAGGCATACCGGACTTGATTGTGGCTGTTGACTACCACGTCATTCTGTCGGCGCTGAGTGTGGCTTTTCATCGTGACATCCCGGTGGTGCCTTTTTTTGAGTTGGTGCGTTTCGGGTGGGAGGAGGTTCTGAAGCTCGTCCCTCCGCAGAGGCGTACTCTCCGACCGGACGTGCAAGTGCTCTCCGACTACATGACGCAGATTGAGCAGATGGCAATGGACGCATGTGACACACTCCTTGTCGCGTCGGAGTATTATCGCGACCTGATGATCGGGAAGTACTCGAAGAAAACCAAGGTCGTCCCGAACGGTTTGGACATGGACATGTGGTCACAGCCGACGGAACCCTACGAATTTCCGGGTGGGTACAAACACAACCTCGTTTACATCGGACGCATGAGCACGCAAAAGGGCGTGGACAAGTTGTTTGATCTCGAGCTTCCCGAGGACACCGCACTACACTTCGTGGGTGGTGCGAAGGCAGGTGATTTGTGGCAGGGTGTTTGCCAGACAGCGCACAGACGTCCCGAGGTATTCCAGATTCCGTTTGTGGAAGGCGTGGAGAAGGTGGCGTTGCTCAGGTCCGCAGATGCTGTGTTGTTTCCCTCAATTCACGAGCCGTTTGGGATCGTGGGGCTTGAAGCCATGATCGCCCGGACACCGTTGATCACGACACGACAAGGCGGTATCGGCGGGTATTGTCCCGAGGACGCTTGCATTCCTTGTGAGAGCACTCCCGAATCCATAAGGGCGGCGATCACTACTCTTATGAGTATGTCGAGCAAGCAGAGGAAGGCTCTGACAGACCGAGCGCACGCTTTGGCGTGTAAATATGATTGGGTGGACGTTGCCGATCTGTACACCAAGGTTCTGGAAGAAGCCGTTTCCGAATAGATACGCTTGCGCTTGGTCGATTCGGTGGTAGAATCAAAAACAAGAAATAAATGTAGCAAGAACGGAGGGCAGAATGCCGGTACGTTTTTGGGATACAGACACTTGGGATTATCGCACATGGGACTTATCAGGAGGGGCCATGCCTGCTGACAACTTGAGGACTATCCGCAACACCCGAAGCGTTACCGTGCAGACCGACAAAAAAGTGAATGGCCAGACTGTCACTTTCACGTTGGCTCCGAGCGAAGCTATCGACGTTTTCGATTCTGAAATCGGCCCCACCATGTCGATTCAGATTGACAGCGGCATTTTGGCTATCGAACAAACTATTCCCGCGACTACACACGGAACAGCCACAGGTGGTTCAACCACGACGGTTGTTGATACGGCGCGTACAGAGGACTCCGACTTTTGGAATGGTTTGACGCTCACAATGATGACCGGAGCGTCCGCGGGAGTAAGCGCGACAATCGCAGACTGGGAACTGACGACTACCACATTCACTTTCAACACCTCTCTGCCGTTCCCCGCAGGTGTTTCGTCCGGTGACGAGTACATGATTACGGGACATACACCTCCAAGCGTTTCCATTGGGGTTACGCCGGATCAGAAGGATGCTTTGAACGGTGCGCACACTCCGAACACCGACAACCCTCTGGCGACGATGGCCGACCTCGAGCTGGCAGGCATTACACCCTACGTAGTCGGAAAGGATGCAGGTGATCCTTACGATTCCATACAGGATGCCATTGACGCTGCTTGGAACGCTTCGCCGACGCATTCAAACCCTTTGAGCATCATCGTCAAACCCGGTGTTTACGTCGAAGACATTGTTATGAAGCCTCACCTCATTATTGAGGCGTGGGATGGTGGCAAGCACTACATGACGAAGGTGACAGGGAAAATGTCGTTTGAAAACACCGAGTCAGGCACCGTTGGGGATCAGATTTCCTCGTGGTTCGGCATCGACATTTCACAGTCCAGCGCGGATGCAACACTTACGTTTACCGGAACCAATCCCCAGCAATTGCGGATCAGCAATTGTGAGGTCAACAACTCGGGTTCAGGTGCTGCTATCAAACTCGAAAACACCGGCTCCGGGTCGATGGTTGTTTACGACAACGTGAATTTCAACAACCTCGGAACGGGTTACGCTGTAGACCTTCTGAGAGGGAAGCTCGCCGGACAGAATGGACAGACGAACGCGGCGACTACGGCAGACACGTCTGTACATGTTACAAACAACGCCGAGGTGGAGTTTATCGCGCATTATGCTCGCGGCAAGATGCACTTCGAAAGCACCGGAAACGGATCGATTCGAGGCACCACCTTTATCGACGCCGGTGCGGGTGCTTCGGACGCAGTTATAACGATGGACAGCACAGGGCAATTGATCATTGCCGGGGTGTACACACAACCGACAGTCACAACGCCTGTTGACGGGGCAAACCCTGCAAACGTGATCTCCCTAAGCGCAATCTAAGGAGGCTTACAGATGGGTACTACCTCGTCAATTTCGGTGACACTCAAACGGCACGATACCGCGCCGTCAGTAGAGCTTTTGGTTTATGAGTCTGATGGTACAACCCCTAAAGACCTCTCGGGGTACACCGCCACTTTCTCGATGGGTGCCAAGACATCGCTCCCGAATGAGGTGGCTGAACCGACAGACCCCTTTACTGTCACATTCCCCAACAAAACGTGGGTTCAGACAGTACGTGTTGGAGACGAGTGCCGTATCGAGAGCAACGTGTCCGACGAAATCTTGACAGTTTCCGCGGTGGACTACCAGACGGGAGAAGTCACCTTTGACAGAGGGGTTTCCCCGGCGGCTTACTATCCGCGAGGAGCCACCGTTTGGTTTTTGAAATTGCAAACACAACCAGCTTTGGTAGACGGTGACGACAACAACAAACTCGTGTACGAGTGGGTTACAGGAGATACCGACCGTACAGGTGTCTTTTGGGGCGAGTTTGAAGTCACAGCCCCCGCAGGGTCAAAACGTACTTATCCCGCGGCTGGTTACGTTGGCATCCGCATCATCGAAGACATCGACGACGTTTGAATGAGGGTGAGCCTGTCGTACCTATGTGCGATGTGTGCTTATCACTACCCTATGTCGATAGGCTTTGCTTTTATTGGGTGTCATGTGGTTTGTCCCGTGTGTTATCGCGAGTACATTGACACCTATTTTTCAAAGGCACAGACGTGAAAAGGAGTAAAGAGGATGAAGACGAGGTTGGCATGGCTGGTATTAATTGCGGTTGTGACCCTTGTGAGCATCGGCGGTTGCGTCGGTATTCCTGTTAAGGAAGTTCGCGAGATCAACGGCAATTGGTACAATTACTACAACCAAGACAGGAAACCAACTCCTGAAGAGGCCGCAGAGTACGAGGCTTTGACCCCCGAAGAGCAAGAGGCGTGGGAATTGGAAGGTAAGCCAGTCCCCGGTTATCTGGACCCTGACTATCTCGACGCAACCCAACAGTATTATGACTCGGTTGAGACGGAGATGGACTTGGCCGAGAAGGAGAAAGAGGACGACACGGGTAGTGAGGATTGACACAACGTCAATACTTGACCCCGCGTTTTTGGTTGTAGAGTTTTAACCAGCGCCGGGTACCCTCCCGGCGTTGTTTTGGTGTTTGACAACTCTTCAGACGGAGGAAACCATGTCTGACGAAATGGATGCCTTAAAAGGTACAGTAGAGGGTCTATTTGACAGCGTCGAGGATCAATTGGAAGGTGATGCAAAAGAGCTTGCTGACGACATCCTCGACGATATGAAAGAAGACCTCAAGAAGTACACTCGCGGTGAGTGGTCGAAAGTGAAGTACAAGCGCATTTCCGAGCGGCGTTTGGAGTCGATGAAGCGCTTGGCTACCGGGGCTGTGCTCGCGGCTCGCAATGAGGCGAAAGAAGTGCTTTTGGCTTTTGCCAAAGACTTCGGTGAAGTCCTCGTGTCGTCTCTGGTGTAGTTGAAAATAACGTGAAGCGAGGTGTGCGGTGTATATCGTACCTGATTCCGTCAAGAAACACGCCACAAACGCCCTGTCTGCTTGTGAGGATCGTTTTCCGGCCTTGGAGGGTGTGACAGGTCACTCCGTCGCGAAAAAGCTGTCAGAGGGTCGTGTGGGCCTTCAAACGGTGTCGCGTATGCACCGTTTTTTTCAAGCGGCAGAAGAGGACTACGCCCAAGCTTTATCTGAACTCTTGACGGAGGAAGTGTCCCCGGTTGTGCGCTCGTGGTCATTGCACGGTGCAGAGCCGGGAAAAGCGTGGGCGGCTCGGCTGTATGCTGAAGCATCCGCTCAGGGGCTAGTTGACGAAGACAGGGTCGGTGCGTTATACGGGTTGGAGCCTGAACAGGTTTGCGAAAGGTTCCAAGCAGAAGCGTGGCGGTGGGACTACGGTTTTGACCTTCCCACCGCCGCTCGTTTCGTCGATTTGTACGAACAACATACGGGGCACACCCTCGATTTTGAGGCTGCGTTCGGCGAATCTGCGGAAGCGGTTGAAAATGGCGTGATTCGTCGGCGACACAAGCCCGATGTGTACGAGGTCGTTCAAGGGATTTTGAGCAACACGTCCGATGCGGACTACAAAGAAGCGGCTCTGCAAGACCTCAACGACATGAATGAGAGCATTTATCCCAAGGCAGGCAAGGAGCAGTACGGAACCTCCAAAAAATACTTGTGGGAAATATGGGGCACGATGATGGCGTACTTCGTGCTCGCGGTGGAAGACCGTGCGTACCTCAAGATAGGCGGCGTAAATTCCGAATCTAAACCCCCTCCGTCTTATCAAGACATAGGCACAAAGCGCAACCCCCTCCACTACAACGATCCCATCAACATTTATCTGGCGTATTTCCACCCGGATGGTCAGTTTTACTCCGTTCCTTCCGGCATGAACCAAACGCAGGTAGATAAGCTGGTCAAGCTTACCTATGACATGTACCGTGCGGCTTACTTGGGGCAGAACATGGAAGCGCCCGCCGTGTGGTCCGCATTGAAGAAATTAAAGAAGTGGATTCAAAAACGAAAGCTGTCAGGAGGCCCATTCAACACGCTCATTAAAGCGTGGGAAAAAGGGGATTGGCAGACGATTTTGACAACGCTGTCGGTCGCGTCGGATATGTACACCACGTTTTCGGAGTGGGTCAAGACGAACCCTAAACCGAAAGAAGGCTACAAGCTCCAGCAAAGCGCGGGTGGAAAACAGATAGAGAAACAGGTCAAAGCATATGTGGCCCAGTCCGACGACCCGGAACTTGACGGCTTGGAAGACGTGAAGTTTGTTCCGGTTGGGAGCACCGAGTTTGGCGAACTTTGTCAAGAAGCGGGGACAGACGTAGGTATAGGGTCTGTGCTTGAAGACGCGGATGGCAACCAAGTTACAGTAACCACCGTTTTTCAGGACGTGGACGGCGATCCTGTTTTTCTTCTCACACAAGCGACCACAGGCAAGAATTTAGCGGTTTGGGATGATCAAATTGTGGATATGTGGGAGGAAGACACAATTGAGGTGGTTCAAGGGCATATCGACATGCCTTGGACTAACTACAAAAAGAAGGAAGCACAAGACACGGTTGCAGGGGAAGAGGAAGAAGGCGAAGAGCCTGAAGCTATCACTACCAAAAGCGTCCCCGCATCGGTCGAACAAGGGATCAAACAGACGGTAGGGGTTCCACCGGAAAGTATAGAGCCTTATCCGTTGGCGAAAACCGAGTTTGTACAAACAGCCATAGAGGGTGGTGACACCGCCGACGAGGGCAGTCTGTGGTTACACACTCCAACAAACGCCATTTGGCGACTCGAGGGGGCTTACAAGACCAAACCGAGTGAAACCGTTTTTGTGGCCTTCAACCAAAGCGATCCTGTACCCTACTACGACGACGTCGTGACTGGTTATTACACAACCGAAAAGTTGAAGGAAGTGGCGCGGGGAGAGAAAGCTCCGAAGATAGACGGCTCCGTGGATTTGGACACACTCAAGGCTCTGTTGGGAGCAGGCGATGCCGCCAACAAGACCATCACACAGATTGGTTTGGAAGACACCGCGTTTTACAAGGCTTTGAGCGCAGAGCACCAAAGCGACGAGATATTAAATGGTGTGTGGGTAGAGGAGAACAACAAGAAGGTTTTCCTTGGATCGGCTTACCGTGTGCAGTACTTGGCGGAGGAACTAACCACTTACATCTCGTTGACGGATGACGCTGGGGAGTTTTACCGTGTCGCGAGCGAAGCGGTTCTGGCAGGTTTGTACGCGGACGCTAAATTTCAACCATTTGTGCCCGAGGTAGAAAAGCCTGATCTTGATGCAGGAGTCAAACTTGAGTTTGCTGCGCAGTATGCAAACCAAGTGGCGTTGGCAGACATCTCCGCTTACCCGCTGAAAGACACTAAAACAGCACAGGAAGCAGGAGTCGAAACCTTTGTTGAAGGTTCCAATTGGCTGTTTTATGACGACCCTGTCACCGTGGTTCAGGCGTTGAACTACCAAACGTCCGAGGTGATGATTGCATTAAAACATGTCGCCGGTAACTACGAATTTGTTTCCGACGTTGTTGCCCTGACTGCTTACAATGACGGTGCTTTGACGCCGTTTGAAGGCCCGTTGCCGGAACCTGAATCTGATTTCATGTACAAGAAGTTTGATGTCTTGGAGAAGGCTAATGGAGATGGCTATGCTATCGTTGTGAACGATCCGTTGCCTGTTCACGGGTGTCATGTCGTTTTCCTGAGCGCTTCATCCATGTCGAAACCTCCAAAGGTTTATACCTACAATCTTTCGACCGTAGAAAAGCAATTCCTTGCCAAGCCTGTGGACCACATACCTGTTACGTTTGCGCGTTTGAGCGATCTTGTAAACTACATTGAGACCAAGAATATAGACCCCATCGACACACCCACAGATGCTCCGTTTGCGGTTGGTGACGCGGTTAATCTCTCCATAGACGGGAATACCGGTTTGTATGAGGTGCTGGGTTACGGAAAGAGTACCAAAACAAACACCACTCAGGCTATACTTGGAACAACCGCTTGGACAGAGTACAAAACCAAAAACACAACCGCAGAGGCGAAAATTTTTGTACTCAAAGTTGTGCCTGTTTTGGCGTTGGAAAAAGGAGCGGCCCCGGCAGCCAACTATGCACCTGTTGCACCAAAACCGGAGCCCGGAGCCGAGGACTCTGTGGCGTTTTCACCCTCCGTGACGCAGAAAGGGTTGAACTACGCTAAGAACGCGACGTGGTGGGATTTCGAGTATACTTTTGAAGCACAAGATGCCAACATTGCATACAAATACCCTATAGGTACGCTACTTGAATCAGCCACAGGCAAGGTCTACAGTATATTGGGTTACGCAAAGGTCGACGGTAAGCCACACTACATGGCGCAGGAGCCTGATACTGGGATTATTTTCTTTGCTTCCTGTGTTTCGTCCAATACCGATAAGATAGCAGGTTTTTCAAAAGAGATAGCCAGCGACGCGATACCTGCACCCGGTAGTGATGCGCAGACAATGAAAACTGATCCTGAGATGTGTGGTACCCCGGAGGCGCAGGAATACGTACAGAAGAAATCGTCTAGTTTGGGGTTGGCTAGTAAAAGTATGTCCGGGGATTTTATATATAACATAGGGGATGTAGTTCGGACTAAGGGCGGATTGGGAGACGGTCTGACGATCTTAGGTTATGCCTTAACCAACAATTCCACACCGTATTACATCACATCTCTTAAATCCACAGGCTTGATCACAGGACAGCACGCTAAAAGCCTTAATGAGAATCATGAGGTTTATAGTTTCGACGGTACAGTTGCTGCTAACGCACAGCCGCTTCCCAAAACTGCGGTTGAAGGTACGAAAACACCTGATGACGTCTTCGGAACAGCGGTTGCGCTTAAAGCATTTGCTAATTTATCACCGGACAAGGGGAAGCACTACCTCCCTGCAACGAAAGGGGAGAGCGAGGCTTTCACATTAGATATTGGAACATTACTCGAACCCTTAACAGGTAGTTTCACCGAAATTGTTGTTCACGGCTATGCTTTCGGACCCGACGGTACGACACCTCATTACTTTGTAGCTTTACGTCCAGATGAAATTTATGGAGCATATGCCGCTGTTAATCTCAATAAGGCTCCTGTGCTTGGTTTTGATCCTGACGTTGCAGAAACTCTCTACTCCAAACCGGGTAAATCAGGGTTTCCGACATTGTCATACAGTTTGAGCAAGGTGGCCAAGGCTTGGTCAAAGCATACGGGGAATGTCTTCATTGATGCTCCGGGAGATGCGCCTTTCTTTGTCAACACAAAGATCAAAAGAGTTGCAACCGGAACCTCTCATCGGCTTTTGGGGTGGGTGCTTGGTACAGGGTCTGGTGGAAATCTTGCGGGAGTACTGGTGCCCGCAAAGACAAAAACATACACACCGAAGAAAGAAGATGTTGGGACAGTAGACATGTCCTCTTTAGCTGATAAAAACGAATGGACTATCGCGTACAGCGGAGATACGGACATTGACACGGATACGGGTGAGGTGACGTTTGGTAAGAAGGCAGGAAGTGCAGAATTGACGGTTACGGTGCCGGGAACAAACGTCACGCTACCTTCGGACCTTCCAAAAGGGTATGATCAACCCACACCCGTACAGCAACCACAGGTAAAAACACCGAGTAAGGGTCATTTGTCCGCAGGCGTTGTAGCAGTTGTTCCGGCAGGTACCACCTTCTCCGGTAAAGGTAAGTTGTTCACAAGCCCGGTTCCGTGTTTTGTTATGGTTCATCCTATGAACGAGTTTGGGGGTTACACACTCACGTTTCCGAAAGGTACTGTTGACGAAGGTGAAGGGTTCACGAAGGCGGCGGTTCGAGAAGTGCGAGAGGAAACCGGATTAGCTGTTCGACCTGTGGCGTACCTCGGAGACTACCACAGCGGAAGTTCTGTCTCCCGTTTTTTCATCGGGGACATCAAAGGAGGCAAACCGCACGGAGCAGGTAAGGAAACAGATTCGGTCTTGATCAAGCCCATCCTTCCAAAAGCCGCGGCGCAGACACAGAAGTGGTGGAAGAAGCTCACAGATCGCGACAAGAAAATTTACGTCGATGCAAGCAAATGGGTAGCAAAGCATGGATGGCCGCAGGATAACGAAGTCAAGGCTGCGGAGACAGATGCCGCGCCCACAGTCTCGGAGGTTAATGATCCCGCCAACAAGGGCATAACAGCGCCGAGGGGCAAGCCCAATTACTCCGTTAAACCTGATTTGCAAGCGTGGTGTTCGGGCCACTACAAGACGGTGGATTGGAGCTTTTTAAGCTCACAAAACATGACAGGTCAAGGGCTCCCCGAGATTGGTTCTATGGTCAACCATTCGGAATTGCCCAAAGCGTCAAAGCTCGTGGCGTATGTGCATTATGTGGTGAAAGGTACGGAAGCCGAGCATGTCAACCCGATATTTGAGGTACCTTCCGAAGAGGGTGGTTACTACGCGGTGGCTGATACAGACCCCGACAATTTTGAGGTTTCAACCGAAGGGGCTGCTTTGGTGACAACTGCTCCATATACGTTGTCGCAGAAGGACGCCGACGCAGTAACAGACGCTTTGTCCGATCTTGTTCCTGATTCTATGTCCACATTTGAGTGGGTTGATGTTCCTGAAGGCTACCCGCCTGTGGGCTTCGATGTTACATTTGCTCCGAGCCATATTGAAGTCAGTAAGGTGGTCGGGTATTTCCGTTATAGGGATGAGCTAAAGCATATGATCTACGGAATAGGTTTCGCTGAAAGCTCCGAGGTACTAGCGTATACTTTGTCCCTATACGAGAAAGATGTTGATGACGACGAGGTTTTGAAGGTGTTTAGAGACCCCGGCGCTTTCAAATTGGTGGGATCGGATGCTGTCGAACCCGAACAAACAAAAGAAGAACAAGAGCCAGTAATAGGCCCCCCAGCTAACCCTGCAATACAAAAGGCGATTGTGGATTCCAATGTCTTCATAAACGACATCAGCGAGCTTAAATTTATTCCTTCACCAGAAGGCTACCCAAAGGTTGACGATGTATTCAAAACGGAGGTGGGTGGTGATGACGTATTTACCGTGTTGGGTTACGTGGAGGAACCGAAACCGCGCGAGATAGTAAGTATGATAAGTAAGGTTGGCATAGCCATTGAGTGGTTCACGATATATGACGAAGAGGGTATGGTGGTAAAATACCCTTCTGACTTCATACTGGTGGGTAAAAAGGAGACAACACCCAAACAGGTGGAGACAGCACCTCCATCTACGGATGGCGTGTCCGATATGGTTCAGACTTTGGCTTGGACTGCTGGCGTCCCGTTGCCGCCAGAAGCACTAAAGGTGTTGAACGCAGCGGTAGGGACAGACACAACAGCAATAAAGTATGAGCCGGGAGACTATTACGGGAAGTTAGTACGTCTTTATGATGCTGATGGGGATGTTTTGACGGGTTCTGATCCTTCCGTGTCGTTAGGCAGGTTCATATTGACGACTGCGGAGGGTGAGGAGAGGGTCGGTGAGTACGTCGCTAACACCAAAATAAACCCTTCACAGCCTCCGTACCATGTCTGGTTCAACGTAGCTAAAATTGAGCTGCTCGAAGAGGGGCAGGAACAACAGTATCAGTATGAAACCGCCAAGTACACGACCGGTTCGAGTGTGAAAGACAAAGCCATGTCTGCTTGGGCGACTACTGGAAAGTTGAACGTACCATTGAAAACCTTCCAGACGTGGTGTGCGGATTCCGGGATTGAAGGATATGAGACCATAACGAAGGATATGGCTCCAAAGGTTGCCAAGCTGTTCACGAACAAGGTAACGCCCGGAGAGGTGAAGGCGGTAGAGAATTGGCTCAAGCACGTTGCGGACCTCAAAACGAAAGGTGCGTTGCAGGGGGTTGCGGCAGACCCGGAGTTTGACACAACGTCAAAAGCGGCGAAGAAGATAAAGTTGAAATCGCCGTTGTCGCCTGATTTGCACAACAAACTACTGACGCTCAATCCAAACACCTTGACGGAAACAGGGGAGGCTTCACCCGGAGGGTCAAAACCCAACACCATATTGGTTGACGAAGAAGGCAACAAATACTTTTTCAAGACTGCACCTACAAGCGCGGAAGACTTCAGACCTTACGTTGACGCCGCCGCGTTTGAGCTTGCTGAAGCGGTGAAGGGTAACAACGTGCCTGTTCGCGTTGTAAACGCAGATATGCACGGCACCAAGCGCCTCGGTAGTCTACAGCCGTTTGTTGAACCCGACAATCCCCCACCCGCGAATCCCGAGAGCTTGAGTGACGACAACAAAGCAGAACTACTTGCACAGCATGCCTTTGACATGTTTGTGGGCGATCATGACGGTCACAGCGGCAATTGGTTAATGAAGGGCGGGAAGCTTATTCCCATCGACCGTGGACAGGCTTTCAAATTCATTATCAAAGGCGCGTTGCAGGGTCAGTCGTCGGGCGAATCTCTAAAGCCGGATTTCCACCCCGCAGGCAACTTTGGGCAAGGTTATGCAAAGCAGCTACTCAAGTCATGGGGTATGGAAGAGGCAGAGATACCGACACTTGCATGGAAAGCCATGCGTCGTGTCATCGCCAACATACAAGGTATGACGGACGGTTTCCTGCGCTCCAAAATTGACCCAGTTTTAGAGAAGAAGGGTTTGACGGAAAGTCAAACCGAAGCCGTCTACAACGAGTTGTTCAGCCGCCGCGATAAGTACCTTGCAAACTGGACGAAAGTGCTTAAAAATCTACGGGCGGACTTCAAGTGGCCTTCCGTGGGCGAGGTTGAGTGGCTTGCGCCTCTGCCGGGTATAGGTGATCTAGGTGACTCTGTGGAAGCGGTGGGCTTTACAGAGAAGGAAGCCAAGATTATTGAGGAAGCCAAAAACTCTGGTTGGCGTGGCAAATCTGTGCAGATAGACCGCGATGTGATTGAGGAGCAAGCGGTCATGGTGCGCAAGGTACAGATGCGCACCGCAAAAGGTGATGTAGTGGACGCCACCTTGATACATTTCCGAATTTCCCACGATGCTGGTATGAGATTGACCGGTAAGCTTTTACCCGAGGCGAATCTGGTGCATGTCAAGGCCAGCGATGCGACGGACAAGATTGACGCTTTGAAGATCGACGTGTTGAAGGGGTATTGGAAAGCTATCCGCGTTGCGGTGGGCAATATCAACTACCACTTGGCGGTCGCGAACGATAAAAACTTGAATGAATCCAAGGTGTCCCCGGTGGTTTCCACGCCGCTAACGCACACAGCCGGAAAAAACTTAAAGTCGGACTTGATCGATTTGCAGGAAGAGGCTGTAGCCAAGCTTGAAGAAAAACATCCCGAAACCGGCGATAAGTATTCGGACATCGCGAAGATGTGCGACAGCTACATTGACTATTGCGAGAAGATGGAAAGCGTAGTTGGGGATATGGACACTTACTTGGGGAAGGGTATAAAGGAGCACTTTTACCAATGGGAAAAACCCCCGGAGGAAGAGGAAGAGGAAGAGGAAGTAGTAGAAGAGGTTCCTGAAGAAAAACCGTTCAACGTGACTTTCAAAGGGGCAGGAGCAGAATGGCCTAATTGTAATGTTGCTGATGGGGTAATTGAGGCGGACGAAACAGGGGTCCAATTCAAAAAAGAGATCGAGGACGCATACGGCAAAAAACATTGGGCGGCGGGTGGAAACAAAGCCATGTTCAACGCCACTTCCCACTCACAGTTTGTTTTAGAGGACAAAACTACGCAAGCCCGTTTGTATATAACGCCTCCGGGGGAAACACCGTGGTCTGAAGTTATGGCAGACTTGCGCGGCCACCGTGGACAATGTTGGGGTCTTATCCCCGGCGAACCTTCACCTGAAACGGTTGCGCGACTTCTGCACCTTGTGCAGGACTTGACAGAAATGCCTATGACCCCGGCTACCTCTGAAGACGAAGAGGTGCTGTTCTTAGCCAAACAGTTGGTTGTGCTTCAAGACAAAGGGAAGAGTTGGCAGCCCAAGGCGGTTGCAGGGCACATTTATGCTGGTGGTGTAGTCAGCGCAGAGGTTGAGGAAGAGTTTGCTGAAGCTATGGATGCTTATCGGGAGGGCGATACCGAGAAGGCTTTGTCTTTGCTGCGTAAGCGCGTGGCAGCGAAACTCGCAGACAAGTATCCTGACGTTACCGAAGAGACTCTGGATCAACTACCCGGATGGCTTCCAGAGGGGGAATATGACGGAAAAGACGCGGGTTGGAATGTCAAGGCGCGTTTGGGTGTGACTCGTGATGATGTGGTGGAGGTGTTCCCTTCTAATACGTTCGTGGCACATCGTCCTTTGAAAGGTAATGCAGGAGACGTATTGTACCTCATGTTGGTAAACAATGGGGCGTTGTTGTCGAACAATACCAAACCTTATTATGGTTTGGACCCCTTCGGAAAGCCGGGGAAAGAACCCTCTGGCGGTTCAGTAGGGAGTGACTTCGCCTCTGGAGGTACACAAGGTATTTTTGCAACTTTCCGAACAGGGCTTACAGGGGGGGATATAGGTGCTTTCTACTTCGATCTGAGTGTTCTACTCCGCACCGATGTTTTTGTGACGTGGTTCGACGATTTCGGGAACGAAGGGGCTCCCCGCATAACCGATTTTGAACGTATGGTGGAAGCTGGGCATCATTGGGGTTGGACCGGTGAGATATGTGCAGCCACAAAACCACAAGTCAATGTGAGACACAGCCTAGACCTTATGAAATATCTACATACTGCGGTAATCGGTCCATACACATCTCATACAGTCGAAGAGCTTGTAGAGTTGGCTTATGAGAAAGGCTTCACACACTTTTTCAACGGACGAAAACCTGAAAAGGTAATCGTTAAAACAAACGATGAGGGCAATCCGTAGGGGGTGATTTGTGTTATTCGACATCTGTATGAGTGGCGCGGTTTTAGAAGGGTCAGAGAACTTTGCCTTTGCCACCATTGATTTTGTAGTCACTTCTAAAGCGGGTACGCTAGTTTTCTTTTGGGACTGGTGGTCAGCAGATGTTCTGGTTGAAAACCAAGGGGCGTTTATACGGATGCCCGGAGTTACTTGGGAAGAGGTTGACGGGAGGTGGAAAACAGTTTATCAGGGTGAAACCTACACCATCACACCGGGTATGGACAATGCGTCCCGTGTACTACGCTTCAACGAGATGCGGCAACGCATAGACCTGAACAAGGTCGAGTATATAAAGCAAGTTCAGCAAATGGCAGAGGCGTATCCAGACTATGATTTTGAGCCTTGGGTAGCCATGATACAGGCTCGCCCGAAGATTGATCCGTTGGCTGAGATTGCGAAAGCGGAATTATCTTCCCGGAAACTCGCTTGCTTTTTTCTGTTTGCAAGCGATAATACCCTAGTGGATGCGCTTGTAATTGATGAACGCGGTTCTGCCGCAACTGCTGAAGGGACTGTTCAAGCGGAAACCTTCGCTAACCAATGGGCCTTTTGGCAGGGCAACAGACCCGCATTCGCGGATTACACCGAGTGGCTTTCGGAACAAACGCCCTACGGTGGTTTTTGGAACAACGTAGAAGTGTTCGAAGCCGAAGGTAACATCGACGACATAGCGTCCGAAAAGTTCGTTGAACAAACAGCTTTGCAAGAGACATAGGAGGCAAAAATGCCTAGAAGTCAAGTAGCTGCGGTCGACACCTTCGATTTTGGTGCCCCTCTCACAGAGGACACCGTGTTGGAATTCAAGGTTCGTCACGGGGGGAAGCTCTCTTTCCGTTTTGAAGTCGCGTCGGAAGCCGAAAACGACGTCACCGTCACCGTTCAGGTGAGCGCCGACGGCTCTTCCTACAGCGACTCTGCCGCGGACACCAACCTTGTTGCTATTGCAGACGAGGTAGTGGCTGCGGGCGGGACGAAGGACTTCGCCGATTTCCTTCTCCGCGAGGACGAGGACAAGTTCATGAGGATTTTGGCCGTCGGTGGAAGCCGCGCCAATGTTCAGATTCGGGGTGGATCGCTTCTCGACATCGTCAACATCTAACTAGGTGTTTGTATGAGTTGAGACTGATCCTTTCCACAAACAACGTATCAGGAGGCTGACGTGCCGAGGAGTCAAGCAGCCGCAGTAGATGTTTATGATTTCGGAGCGCCCGCGTCTGCCGGAACGCCGACGGAAACTCACGCGACAATCACAGTCACTTTCAACAACAACCCTGATGATGGAGACACGGTGACAATCACCGCTATCCGTTTTCAGCGGACGTTTGAATTTGACGTGGCGCGTGAATTGCCGGGCGGTTCCATCGACCCGGACTACGGAATCATCTCTGGTAACATTCGTACTGAGATTGGTTCAACCAAGGAAGACACCGCCGAGAATTTCAAGGAGATGGTCAACGGGTGGGCTGTCCCGCACGTCACCGCTTCACGTTCCGGTGCTGTTGTAACCCTCACCCACGAGAACGGAGCCGAAGGCAATTCCGCTACAGCTTCCAGCGCAGGTGGTGGTAACGAACCTGCTATTGGTGGCGGCGGTAGTTTCGCCGGTGGTGTTGACGCCGACGACGATGCCGTTGCGCTCCTTTTCAAGGTCAAGAAAGGTGCAGAGGTTTCCGTGAGGCTCGAGGCCGCGGGTTCTGAAAACGCCTTGGTTGTTACCACCGCTGTGAGCGACGACGACGGCGCTAATTGGGCCGCACCAGTTGACGCAGACGGAAGCAGCGTGGGAGCAAAGACCGTAGTGAAGGACGGCTATCTCGATTATACGTTCCTGCTTCACGAAGACTTGACACACCTGCGCTTCGTGACGTCTGGTTCGGCTCGAGGCAACGTCCAGATGCGGCACAATGGTTCCCTCGAAATCTCTATTGTCTAAATGAGAGAGGGGGAAACGTGTCGATAGCAGGTTCCTCACACTACCCACAGATTTACTCGTGGCCAATTTCGGTAATTCCGGGGTACGAAGACAACACCGGCGTGCCTCCAGAACAGATCGCAATTGTGCGGCGCAGGCAAGTGAATTTGGACGGAGAAGTTCTCCACGATCTTGTAATTGGTCCAATCATTGGGCTTTTGGAGAACGATAGCCGTTCTGAGGAATCCTTCACCCTCGAGGTGGTAGACTCCGACGATAACGCTCCCGCTTCCTATGGAGCCGCGTTGACGTTACGTGTTGATGGCGCAAACGTGACCAGCGTGGAGGTTGTACCCGGAGGGAAGGCAGTATTTGCAATCGAAGGGTCTACCAAAGCGTTCCTGAAGTTCAAAACTACTGCGGACGGGCGCTTTTCGGGACGTATGACGCTTACGCACTTCGGCGGCATACTGACAAGGATCGAACACGAAGCGGAGTTGCTGTAATGGCAGAAGCAACGACCGGATACATGACCAAGGGCGTGTTGAACGCACTCGGTAAAAGCAAATACCGCACTCTGTGCAAGGAGTGCGGTTTCCCTCTTCCCGTTTATCCGGGGCGTTACCCATCAAAGTGCCCGCATTGCGGCGCTCCACGGAACGAGGCCGTTCCAGAAGAGGACAAGGATGCCTGAAAATATCATCCGTAGTTTTGCGGAGAAGTCGGGAAAGAGTGAAGAGGAAGTCGAACGCCTATGGCGCAAGGCGAAGTCGCTCGTTACGCTCCAATACGATATTGAAGAGCCCGGAGACGATACAGGCGAAACCGAGAAAGAGCGTTACTACAAACTCGCCACAGGCATCCTTAAACACATGGTTGGGTTAGGTAAGCCCGACGAGAGTTGCATTGATACTGAGACCGCTGCACTCTTAGAAGGTTTTGGTATGCAGGATGTGTTGTCGATGGCCATAGGTGCGGGTATTCACAAGATGTTTTCGCACCTGACTTGCAAAGCACGGAGTTGCAAGTATAATCGGCGTGGAAGGTGTCGGTTGAAACCAACCGACATTGTAATTGACCTGAATCACGAGTGTAAAAACTACAAAAGGTGATTCTGTGAGTGTTCCGCTGCCCCTTGAGCTTCCGGGAGAGTTTTTTGTGTTACAATATGATCGCTTGTACGAGCGGTTTGTGTTGATTGTGGACGATGAAGACCGGAGCAGCTACAATTTGCATGGGGACATCCCAGCTATTATGGGGTACTTCAAGCGTTGGGGCTTGGAAGAAGTAGGTAACAGAGCTATTGACACGGCACGCGAGTTTGGTGCGGCACAAGCGATACCGTCCGATGGTCGTGTGATAGCGTTATGTAACCGAGACCCGCAGAAGCCTGCTATAAAATTCGACGATGAGGAGTCAGACGATGTCTTTAGGTCAGGCTTTCGGCGTTATTAATGAGGGTCGGGAAGGCTGTTACTTTCCCGAGATAGCCTATGTCACCCAAGGCGACAAGGTTTTCTTTGCCAAGGGTGACTACAAGGCGAGTGGTCCTCTCGTCGAGTCGATAGGGCAGTCACACACGATTGTCGAAAGCATCGACGATCTTGAGACTGAGGACATTGTTGTTGAAGGTAAACAGGTCAAACGTGTGAAAGACGGCGTTTGGACCGTTGAAGGCCCTTTCCAGCGTTCAGGTGTGCGCAACGCCAACGGGCGCGTTTACTCCAAAAAGATATGGGAACGGCTTGTAGGTGACGCCAAGTCCATACCGATGCAGACGATGCAGGCGGGTGGGATGATCGGGCACCTCGAGCACCCTTCAGATGGCCGTACAGATGGCAAAGAGGGCGCGATAGTAGTGCGCGACCTGAAATTGCAAGACGACGGCGTTGTGTGGGGTAAGGCCGAAATTCTTGACACCCCAAACGGTTTGATTTTGCAGGAATACACCCGCAAAGGTGTTCGGTGGGGTGTCTCTTCTCGCGGGAATGGGAGCGTAAACGACGACGGCAACGTGAATGAAGATGACTACGTTGTTGAAACATGGGACGCTGTGATGCGCCCAAGTACTCCCGGAGCTTACCCGACCGTCGTTTCGGGGCCAAAAAAGAACGAAAGCACACAAGGCGTGAACGAGAGTGTCGACATTGACACAATGTCAAAGAACGCCAGCAAGAAGCGCGACGAAGAAGCGGTTCAACTGTTCACCGCGCAAGTGGACTACCTGTTGGACACCAATCCAGACGCTTTGAGTGAAACAGATCGAAAGGTTTTACACAGCGCGTTGACGGAAAAGTTAAACCAACTCGCGGTTATGCGTTCCAAAGGCGCACTCTCCGAGGAAGCTTCAACCGTATTACACGCACGGCTTACCGAAGGGAAGACAGCCGCAGAACAAACAAACGACCCGCAAGAGGTTTTTGAGTCGGTAGTCGATTCTGTTCTCACAGAAGAAGATGCAAACAAGGCCAAAGATGACGCCGTGAGGCATATCGTTGAGAGTCTCCGGTTGAAGGTGGATGAAGCCAACGCGGACGTTGAACTTGAAAGAGGCCGCGCAGAATCCGCAGAGGCCGAGTTAGCCCAATTGCGCAAAACACTCGCTGAAAAGAGTAGCGAGCTTGCTGAAAAAGAGAGTCGGGTTGACGCTCTTGAAAGCCGTTTGGAGGCACAAAAAGAGGAGTTTGAGGCGAAGCTCGCGGAACAGAGGATTACCCTTGAAGGCGAGTTTGCCGAAGAGCGCACCGAACTCGTAGAGAAACTTGAATTGTTACAGTCGCTGTTGGCTGAAAACAGCACAAAAAACACAACCGACAGCGTGAAAGAAACTGTTGTGGAAATCCTGCGTGAAACGCCTGAATTGAAGCCCTTCGAGACCACTCTTGAAACGGCTGTCAGCGCGGACCATGCTAAGTCTCTGGCCGAAAGTTTGTTACCGGCGGCTATGCGTCAGAGCCGAGAGGAGAGAACACAACAGGTATCCGCCGCAGACATAAAAAGGACCGCGCTACCAAGAGGGAACGTGGTGTCGGAGTCCACGAAAGCGGACCAACGACCCACGAAACCCACGAGCAAGGGTGCGACGTTAGCAGGGCAAGCACTACATCGCATAACAGAGTGACACGTCGCATAGGAGGTACCAATGCTTATCAACAAAATCGGTTCATACGCCAACGAGATTCAGACGGGTCTGGAGTTGGCTCGCCTTCCTGAAGCGGAAGGTGGATGGGCAGAATACTTTGCGGAGTCCGAGGAAGCCGATCTTCAGATCAAGGACGACCGCATGCGCGGCATGACTGCGCTCATGCTCGAGAACACGAAACATTGGATGGCGAGGAAGTGCCGCGGTCGGATCGACGAAGCTGGCCGCATGCACATCAACGAAGTCACCCGCTCCGCGCTTTTGGGTGGTTTCAGCGACTACATCTTCCCCATCATCCGCGCCGGGTTCCCCACGAACCCCATCAATGACATCGTTTCGGTCCAGCCGACCAACCGTCGCACCGCCACGGTGGTTTACTGGAACTTCGTAGTCGGGCGGGGCAAGGGCTCGTACTATCAGGGTCAGCGCCTCTTCGACGCTCTCCACGGTAAACAGGACGCCGGTTTCAACTTCTCCAACGAAGTGATCGACGCCGAGACGTTGGCAACCACTACGGCTCCCGCCAACGCCGTTTACACCGGAACACTCACCTTCCACGATGGTGGTGGTGTCCGTCCCGGCACCGTCAAAGTCACCGCGGAAACAACAGGTGCCGGTGCTGGTCAGGAGTTCTTCGACAACGGTAACGGGGGGTGGACTTCAACCCTCGCGCTTACCGCAGGTGCCAACACTTACATCGACTACTCCACCGGTGAATTCAGTATCGAACTCAACGCCGACACCTTCGTCGCCAGCCTACAGCCCGTCGCCACGTACAGGTGGGACAGCGAAGGCTCCTCAATGGTGCCGCAGATCGACGTTCAGATCACGCAGAGCACCGTGGAAACCGAACGCCGCGCTATCATGGTCAACTACAGCATCGAATCGGTGCAAGACCTCATGGCTGAATTCGGCGTCCAGTTGGAGCCCAATCTGGTTTCCGCCGCTGCCGAGCAGATGAACTTCGAGATCGCACGGCAGATCATCCACGAACTCTGGACCGTTGCTCCCGTGGCGGGTGTCTTCCCGACCACGAACCCCGGCTCCGGCTACTCACAGCAGGAGCACTTCCGCGACATCATCTTCCTGCTCAACACCGCAAGCAACAACATCTGGAGCAGGACGCAGAAGGTCTACGGTAACTGGCTTATCGTGGACAAGCTCGCGGCCAACGTCATCGAGTCGCTTCCCGGCGACCTGTTCGTCAAGGCCCCGAAACCCAAGAATCCGCAGGGACTGCACTTCATCGGCACTCTCGCCGGTGAATACCGGGTCTACAAGGACATTCACCTTGACAAGGAACCCGGAGCCGCGCCCAACGGAAACATCCTCATGGGCTTCAAAGGTCAGGACTTCTACGAAGCCGGTTTTGTGTGGGCACCGTACCGTCTGCTTTACACGACGGAGACGCTCACAACCGCCGACTTCCTTTCACAGAAGGGAATGGCGAGCCGTTACGCCACCAAGATGGTCAACCCCGACATGTATGTCAGGATCAACCTTGGTCCGTAATCGGTAGTTTCATGAACCAGCGCCGGGGTGCGGGGTCGGAAATAACCCTGACCCCGGCGTTTTTTGTTACCTTACGCTGGACGGAGACCCGTCTAAACCACGCAGGAGGAAATGATGCCAAAGCAACACACAGAACCGCGCTTTGTGAACATGCAGAGCATGCCCGTTCACGTTTACGACGCCAACCGCCGCACGGTGACGGTGCATCCTTGGAACGACAAGCCTCACAAGGAGGGTGCGTTGTATGTCGTCGAAGGTTTGCACTACCGTCAGTTTTTAGGTGCGAGGGGGCCGTTGTCTCCCTTTCCCGAAACACGGGCCGATAGAGAGGCTAAAAAAGTGGTGCAAAAAACGCCTCCGACACCTGATAAAAGCGATAAGCCTGTGGATGTGGGAGAGAAAGACGTTCAAGAACAGGCCAAAGCTCCCGAAGAAGAAAAAGCGAAGGCTCCCAAAGAAGAAAAAGAGAAAGTGAAGGAGCCCGAGACTAAGGAAGACGCCGCCGAGGTGAAGGAAGACGACGACAAAGGCAAGAAGAAGCCCAAGAAGTCGAAGAAAAAAGGCGGCAAGAAGAAAGCCAAGAAGTCCGGCGACAAGTAGTCTGACGGCGAAAGGGTCGCGTTATGCGGAGTGGCATCACAGTCGACGAACTGAAAGAAGAGATGCTCACCTATCTCGGACACTCCGGGATTATGGTTGAGTTGCAGTCCAATGACTTGACTACGGCGTTGAAGTCGGCGGTACGCAAGTACAACCGGTGGGCTCCTATGCGAGCACGCGCCGTACAGCAAGTATCAGCTTCCCAACGGAAGTACGGGCCTCTTCAGACACGCGATGGCCACAGCCGTATGAAAGGCGTAGTGCGGGTGGAGTTTTTAGACCCTCGCACGGTCGAAAGTGAAGGACTCGACCCCTTCGATCCTTTTTCGTACTTCACGCCGTCAGGTTACACAATTGCCGGTATGACGTTCGGTGAATTGATGCAGACTTACCAATACCGTGAGGTGGCGGCAAGACTTGTGGACGCCGAACCTGAGTGGTTGGGGCAATGGGAGGGTCAAAACTACTATTTGTATATTGACGCTCCCACCCCCGTAATTTGCAGTTACGAATTCACTTGGGGTTTGTCGGTTGACGACGACGCCAGTACTGGCATGGGTTTACTGCCCGACGGTGACATTGAATGGGTTGTAGAGTATGCCACCGCTAAAGCCAAAACAATCCTCGGGCGTATCAGAGGAAAATTCATGGGCATCCCCGGACCAGAGGGTGATTTGCAGATTGACGCGGACACACTCTTGCAGGAAGCTCGTGACGATATGCAACGTCTCGAGGAGGAATTGAGGCGGCGTCGGAGACCATTCCTGCCGGAGTTGGAGTGACATGGATCGCTTGTTCAATACGCACTTTCCAACCGGGACCGACAAGGACATCGAAACCGCCATACGTATGATGAAAGAGCGTTATGAACGGTTTTTTCCTCAAGTTGACTACCAATCGAGGAAAATTCCCGATGCTATGGTTTCGGAGCACACAGGCGATGTCCAACCCTTGCCAAACAGCGAGGATGTTGACGATCTTTGGGGAGAAGTCAACCCGCCCGGACAACAGATGGGCACGGCTTGGCAACAGCCCCATACTACGGAGAGGCTTGACGCGACGGAAATAGACGAATTCGAGTCAAAAGGGTACATGCACGTTCACCTGAACCACAACCCTACAACCCGGCAGTTGAAGAAATTCGGCATTGAACAGGGGCGGTACATGATCGCGACGTTTCTCGTTCCCCTTTTGGAAGATGCCGAAATTGACATGGTCAAGAAGGGAGATCGTTTCTTCTGGAAGGATCATGTCTACGAGATTTATAAGTTTGAAGACCCCACGGCGGGTTATTGGAAAAACACATCCATTGACCTGTACGTGGTTTGTGTCTGCAAATACGCCAGATACGGGAGTTGACCTACTGTGCCTTTCAAACCTGCCAAAATCAAACCGGCGAGAGGGATTCCGCAAGCAATGCGCGGGGCTCGCGGTCGGTTCGTTGGTAAGGCAGAGGTGCAGGGCAAAGCGAAGATGAAGAGGTTCTTCGCTGTCGTTCGTGAGTCTGCCATGACGATTGCTCGGAGAGAACTACGAGGGATCGCAGAAGCGGCGGTTGAAGAGTTGCGCGAGCGTATTGCCGCACAAGATGTGCCCGGAATGGGTGGACGGGCTTTTGGGAAACCCCGAGTATTCAGCAACCCATTGCACCCGTTCACGCTGAAAGAAAAGCAGCGAAAAGGACAAGACAGCCGCAGATTGATAGCTACAGGTGCGTATGTCAATTCCATTTCCGTTGTGGAGCAGAAAAAAGGCAAAGGCTGGACATATAAGGTGGGGTTTGACAGGGAAAGGCACCCCGGCGGCTTGCCGATGGAGACTTTGGGGCGAATTTTGGAGTACGGTGCCAAAATCAAAGTCACGCCCAAGATGCGGGCTTACTTGCGTTGGCGCGGCTTGTTTTTGCGAAAGACTACAACACACATTGTGATACCTGCTCGGCCTCATTGGATGCCGATATTCCTGCGGGTTAAACGCTATGCAAGACGTTTGGCAGAGGACGCGAGCGAGAATTTGGCAGCGGCTCTAAAGAATGAATTAAGGCAAGCGAGGGTAATGGTTTAGCACTTTCAACTTCAACCCTGCAACAGACGAGGCTTACGATGCCCAAGGATGACGACAAAAGCACAAGGTTGACACGGGAAGCGGGACCATTCCGTGCCAAGACGTGCTACGTACAGCAAGTGGATAGGGTCAAGATAAAGGTTGAGCTTGGTTTCAACATCTCCGTCACTAATGAATTCAAGCTCAAAGGGTTTGATATACCTCTTGATCAGAAAAAACACCTTTTCTCGTGTTTGGTGATCCTGATAGGCGGGCACTCACTTGTATTGGACGAGGTGGAAAAACCCTATCACGGCGTACATCCAGCACGGTTTTACATACCTTGCGAGAGTGTACCGGAGGGGGTGCCCTCCAAAAAGGTCCATGACAAACTATATGTGTGCATGGCTGGATTCCTTTCGTGGTGTATGGACAAAGACGAAGGTAAGTTAATTCCAGAAAACGTGAAACGCGAGTATATCAACTTGGCCCGAGGTGGTTAATGGCGTTCCCTTTCAGCCTCTACAATGAGCTTCGGATATACGACCGCGCCGTCGCTGACTTTGTAAACTCTCTGCCTGTTGACTACGGAGAGATGTCGGGGATGCCGGAGCGCGAACGTGGATTGTTTTGGGTTTATGCCACGCCTTCACATGCTCATGCGTCTGCAATGCAGGTATTGAAGCGTAAAGGTTGGACCCTTAAAGGTATGACAGGGGTAGACGACAAGGGGGATCAGGATTGGTATAACATACCCTATCCGTTCGCTTCCATAACGCGATCCGACCCTGTGCCCGATCCGAGCCGGGGGATAGTGCCGTTTGTGTTCCGCAAATTTCAACGGTACGCAGGTAATTATGCGGCTACTCGCCACCCTTTGGCTTACGACATCCAGTACACGATTGAGTACTGGATGCGCAGTAAGTTTACAGAGGCTCACCTGCTCGAGTGGTTGGCGGTTGTCAAAAGCCCCATAGGTGCAAGCCCGAATGAATTTTTTCTGACGGTGCCTTTCCCGGAACCTTGGGGTGAGAAAATTATAGCCGCCAAGGACATGAGTTTGACGGACAACTCCGATTTGGAACCGGGGGACGAAGACGACCGTCAACTACGTTTCACTCTCACGTTCAATTTGAAGGCTTGGTTTTTCCATCCAATTGCGTATCCCGACGGTGTCACGCCGCCAGACGGTCAATATGGACAGATACCCGGTGGTGACACAACGTCAACAAGTGGAGGTTCCGTGGCGAGTAGCCTACCGGAAGGCAGCAGACCTGCTCCAACGATTTTGCGAAGTCGTGTGGACATTGGTTTAGAGTCCTTGAAGGGGGGCGACACACCGATAGAACCGACAAGCATCAACCAGTACAACTACGACCTGATTGAGAAAATACGGTTGCAGGTTCCGAAAATTATCCAACCCGGCCCCCTCGCAGAAGAGCTTGAGGATGACACTCGTTTTTTGATCCCGGATGCCGCCGGAGGTTACATTCAGGTGATCGATGTACCAACCCCGCCGGACGAAGTCATGGTTTTACAGCCAAGCTTCCAACTACCCGCGGCACTTGCGGACGATTCCACCGTGGAAATTCTCGACTTCAACGGCGCACCTTTACAGCGGATCGTGGTGGGTGCCGGAGAGACAGAAATTACCCCTACAATTTACACCACGACGGAAGATGGCGTCAACGCCGTCAGAATCCGTTATACGCCACCCGAAGAGACAGAGGTGGTTGTGGATGGGGTCGTGGCTAAAATGGGCTCTATGGGGCTCACGAACGCCACAAACCTGCTTCCAGACGGCAGTATGCCGCCGGGGAGCGACATCACACAATGGCACCCGTTACCGGGGAGCACGACGAAGATGCCAACTCTGTTGGCTTTCTCTACGGACGAGCATTATGTTGGCACACAAAGCCTGAAGGTAGAGGCCAACGGCCCAACACTTTCAGACCTAGAAGGTGTGGAACATGAGCTTACCGTTCAAGAACGTCGAGTGTTTCTCGTGAGTCTTAGGTTGAAAGGTGCAGGAGGTGTGATAGAATTTAGTGTACTTGACGACGTGCCAAGCGGCACACCGCAACACATACAGACGGTACACTTTGAACCAACAGACTATTGGGCTCGATACAGCCTAATTACAAGGCCAATAGGCGACAAGATAGCTCTCCGCGTTCGACAGCGCACTTCTGTTGGCACTACTTTTTATTTGGACGGTGTTACCGTTCGGGAAGTTGCAGAGGGTTTGGCGAGGACACTATCGTCGTAGAACCCTCCAAAGCACCTTGCGGTGCAGAAAGGTTTTCAAATGTCTGATCCTAAACAGAAGAGAGACGTTGGACAAGCGCAACCGCTCAAACATCGCGGACCTATGGTGCCTCTAAACGCCGGAGACGATAAACCGGCGAGACCGCACGGGAAGTCCGGGAAGAAGGTCACGCTGAAAAACACGCTCAATCAGACCCTGCCAACACAGTTGAAAGACGTGAACGGGGAGTTCTACGAGCGCAAGTTGAACAGGCGTGAACGCTTCACGATAACTGAAGCGGAAATGACCCCGCTACTCGAATCACAGATAGCGTCGGGTATCATAAAGCGTTACAATTGAGCCAACGTCGGACGTGGAGGAATGAACAATGGCTTTCTTGTCACCCGGAGTTTACTGGCGAGAGCATGACTTTAGCGACTATGTAGAGTCACTTGCCACCACAATTTGCGGTTTTGTCGGTGGTGCAACGTGGGGTCCGATGAACGACGACACGTTGATCACCAACGAGAACCAACTCACGACCACTTTCGGTTTGCCGACGAAAGACGATTTTGGTCTGTATGCCGCCGCACGCTACCTGCGCCGTGGCACTCAGCTTCGTTACTGTCGTGTTGGCGCGAGTGCGGCCAAGGCTACGGTCACGGTTCCCGAGGATACTCTCGGTGTTCCGCAGGATGTCATGGAGATTGAAGCCAAGTACGAGGGTACTTTTGGTGACACAATCGAAGTGACCCTTGCAGACGGGTCCGGGTCGGGGTACTACAACGTGAGTATCAGTATCGTTGTGGACAACCGCGGAAACCGTTCCACACCGGAGACGTTCGAGGATGTTGTCCTCGACGATCCTGTGAACGAACGGTACATTGAGACAATCATCAATGACGGTACGGATTCTGAGATGCCGTCCGAGTACATTACTGTGGACGTGCTTGACGGCTCGTTGACCCCGCTTACCGACACGTACACACTCACAGGCGGCGACGACGGGATTTCCGGTCTTGCTCCCTCGGACTACATCGGCACAACCTTCGGACAGACCTCGACAGGTTTGCAGGTGTTTGCCAACCCCGAACGTGTGGACTTGAACCTTATTGGCGTCCCCGGCGTGAGCGATGCTCAAGTAGTCAACGAAATCTTGGACATCTGCTCGGTCAAGCGCATGGACTGCTTTGGCCTCATTGACTCACCCTTTGGATTGACCCCCGCAGGCGTGGTTGACTGGCACAACGGGACCGGGTATTCCCACACGGCCTTCAACAACAGTTACGGTTCGGTTCAATGGCCGTGGGTTGAAATGACGGACTCGTGGAACGGTGGCACGATTTGGGCACCGCCTTCCGGGTTTATGTCTGAGGTGATCGCGTACAACGACTACATTGCCGATCCTTGGTACGCCGCTGCGGGCCTTGTGCGAGGCAAAATCAACGCGATCCGCACCGAGTACATCCCCACCAAGGGAGAGCGCGACTACATGTACTCCGGTGGAAATGCTATCAACCCCATCATGGCATTCCCGCAGGACGGAATTGCTGTGTATGGACAAAGGACTCTCTCGCGGCGTAACTCAGCATTGAACCGCATCAACGTCAGACGGCTCATGCTCTACGTTGAGAAGTCCATCGCAACATCCGTGCGGTATATCGACTTCGATCCGCACGACGAAACGACGTGGAAAGCCTTCACCCGCATTGTCGAGCCGTTCATGGACGACATCAAACGCAGGCGAGGCGTCTACGACTTCCGTGTGATCTGCGATGAAACCACAAACACAGACGTGCGCATAAACCGCAACGAAATGTACGGTAAGGTGCTCTTGAAACCTACCAAGGCTGCGGAATTTATCATCGTGGACTTTGGCATCCTCGAAACCGGGGCGGACTTCGCAGAAGTGTAAGAAGGAAAATGCCCCCGGCACATGCGAGCTGTCGGGGGCTTAACCCCTAGTTGGAGGCAAAGCGATGCCTATTCTGGACATGTCCGCAGGCCACATAGCGGCCCAAGCGGGGTTTTTTGAACCCCAGCGCCAAAACAACGCTCTACTACGCATTGAAGGGTTGCTTCAGAGCGACCTTGTGACTTTGTCATTGGAAAGCTTTCCGATGCCGAAGTTCACAATCAACCCTGTTGAAGCGATGTACCTGAACACACGCTCGAAATTCGCAGGCAACGTGAACGTGGAAGACCTCACCATCGTTGTTCGCGACTTTGTAGACGTGCAGACTGCGTTGGTGTTATGGGATTGGTTCCTCGAAACACACGATCCTTACACCGGCAGAAACGGTTTGGCACGGTACTACAAGAAGGCAGGGACCATTACGACTTATGGTCCGAATGGCTTCTTCGACCGAGAGATGATCGTGCAAGGGTTGTGGATCAACAACATGGACCCCGGTGACATCGACATGAGCGCCGATGACATCCTGAAAATCAGCTTGACTTGTAGCTGTGACAGGGCGCTCCCGAGTGCCGGTTTTTACTCCGGTCGAGTGATCCCGCCCGTGTAAAATTGACATTGTGTCAAAACCTTAACCACCGAGACGGTTGGTTATTTTCAGGCATTTACGTAGCCTTTTAGACAAAAGGAGTGTGTCATGAGCAAGAACGATACCTTTACGGTCGATCTGCCGTCGAGAGGTGTGCCTTACAACGGAGCCCTTCCAGAAGGCAAAGCATTGTTGAAGCCTATGGGAGCCGCCGAAGAGCAAATCTTGTTTCAACAGGGCGATGCGATGTCGCACATTCGCCAAATTATCGACAACTGCTACATGGACGCCGATAAGGTGCCACCCGAAGACTTGCTTGTAACCGACAGGATGTACATTTTGTTCATGCTTCGGATTCAGGCATTCGGCCCCACCTACAACGGTGTGCCGTTCCGTTGTTCCTCGTGCAGAGCACAACGGAAGATCAGCGTCAACCTGTTGGAAGACCTCGACGACCAGAGAATGACCGACGATCAGGTCGAGCCGTTTGAAGTCAAACTACCGCACAGCGGGAAGAAAGTTCAGTTCCGCCTTTTGCGGGGTAAAGACGAAATAGAGGTCAGCCGTCATGCCAAGCGTGTCCTCATGCGGAGCAACGACGCGGGAGACCCGTCACATCGCTACCGTATAGGTTTACAATTGGTGAGCATCGGTGGGAAAACCTTGGACCAAGCACAGGTTCCAGAGGATAAACAAGCCGCCTTGGAATTTGCGCAGGGTTTGAATCTCGGTGATGCCGCGGCGTTCCGTGCCGCTGTTGCTGACGTCGAACCGGGTATCGACCTCACGATCATGAAAGAGTGCTCCAAGTGCGGGTACATAAACGAGTTTATGATGCCCTTCACCGCGGAGTTCTTTCAGCCAAGCTCGCGGTAGTAGCGAGGACGTTTGGGAGCAGATATTTTACCTCCTAAACTATGGCAACGGTTACACTTATAGCGATGTGTCGTCGATGTCTTTTGTAGAGCGGCAATGGCACGTCCGGCGATTGAACAAGAAGATCAAGGACGAGATCGCCCGACAGAAAGAAGCCCAACAAAAGATGAAAGCGCAACAGAGCCGTATGCACTCCCGACGACCGCGCCGACGTTGAGAGGTGACAGGTGCCTGATTTTTCGGGAGCAGCAATAGGGTTCTACTTGGAAGTCCAAGACAAAGCATCCTCGGCTTTGAAAAAGGCCGAGGATCGCTATGCTTCTCTCGAACGCACAATGGATGCGGTGGCCAAAACCGCGTCCAAAACCAGCGAGAAGTCTACACAAGGTATGGCGATGCTCGCTGGCTCTCTCGAAGCCGTTGCCAACAACGCACAGTCGTCCACCAAGTCCTTGCAAGGTTTCTCGAGCGCAGGGATGAGGGCCGCTACCGCGGGCGCACAGAAAGCTCAAAAATCACAACAGATCATCCTTCGCGCCGCATTCCCTCGCGGATCGAAAAGTCCCTATTTCAAGCGCACGGGGCTTATGGCCGCGTATCGGGATCAGGTTGTACCTCCGAATTACATTGGTGAAATACCCGCGTTGCAGGAGGGTGGTATCGTTACAGAGCCGACCCTCGCACTTATTGGTGAAGCGGGGCCGGAAGCAGTCATTCCATTAGAAGGGGGCGGTTCCGCAGGTGTAGGTGGTATGCAACCCGTACCCTCCGTAGCATCTTCTGTCGCTGATTTGGGCCTTGTTTCCAAACAGTTGGACGAAACGTGGGAGTCCATCGGGGATACTTTCACCAAGGTTTTCAGGGCTTACAGCAAAGCCCTTCGCCAGACTACGCGGTATATGGATCGTGTACAAACCCCTGTTGTGGAAGATTTAGGGGATGCCCTTGAGGAAACAGGTGAGAAGGGCGTCGAAGCGATGGAGGACATAGAAAAGGGTTTGGAGGAAGCGAGCGAGAAAGCAGAAAAAGCAGGAGGTGGAATAGCTGGTAATGTGGGGGGTGCTCTGCGTAGTGTGGGCGCAACGGCGGCAACCACGGGAACGATTGTAGGTGGTGCGGTCGCCGGTCTCGGGATATTAGCGGGGTCTGTTGCGTTAGAGTGGGATAACGCTCGCATTGCTATCCAAACGTCCACAGGAAAGTCCCGTGAAGAAGTCGACAAGTTTATGCAGCACAGTCGCGATGTCATAAACAAATTCGGTACAGACCGTGAAGATATGATAGCGGCAACCGTCAATGCTGCGCAGAAGGGCATAAGTGAAACGGACTGGGCGGTTTGGGGGGAAGCTCTCGGAGAAGCGCAGATGGCGTTGGAGGCGATGGGTGAAGACGTAACCGTTAATCAAATGCTGGACGATGTTTGGACTTCTCTAAGCCGTGTAGGTTTGGAGGGTGAAAACTTTCGAAAAGCGTTTGCTGACATCGTTACTTCTATACAACAAGGGGATGTGCTCTACCAAGATTTTGTTGATGTGATTGGTGAGAACGTCAACATGTTCGATCAGTTAAAAATCTCAATGGCAGCCGCCAATGTTCCTGCGGAGGAGCAACAGAAGCGCATACTAGGTTTGACGCAACAACTTAATGCTCTGACACAAGCAGGGGGTGATTTTTGGTTGGACACCAGTAGTATCCAGCAATTTATGACGTCGGTACAAGATGCGGAGCAGATGGAGTCGATTGCTCCTATGTTGGCGCGGATAGCAAATGTTACAGACGAGACTTTCGATAGTATGTTACAGAGCGCCAAAGCCGGAAACATTGCACCGATTGTTACGTCTATTTTCGAGGGGATAGAAAGCGTAGACCCCGCTATGATGGATCAATACGGTGTGGCTTTGGAACAACTGTTTGGTGACGCTTTTGATAAGGAAACCATACAGCAAATAGCTGCTGGGGGTGCGCAAGCTTTCATAGACGATTTTCAAGCAGGTTTGGCGGCTCAAGCAGATTCGATGGAAGGGTACGCGGAAGTTACCAACGCCGCCGCGGAGTCGTTAGATAGGCAACTTGGGCGCTTGAAAAATGTGGTGCTTGATGCTCTAGGGGAGATAGGCAAGCCTTTGATTGATATGTTGGTGGAGATACTACCTCCAATTATACAGGCGTTGAAACCCATTATAGCGGCTTTGGTGCCGCCCATTCAAAGAATTGTCAAGACGATAACCGGGCATTTCGCGCCCGTTTTAGAGCTGTTGTCAGAACGCTTGCAGAGTAACTTAGCTATTTTACTCCCTGTGGTTATTGACCTCCTCGACGGTTTACTGCCTCCTATAATTCAAGTTGCTAACGCCCTCACAAGCATGTTCATGCCCGTTTTTGACGCAGTTATAAGCCTCGTTCAGGCGTTGTTGCCTCATGTGTCGCGTTTAATCACACTTTTAGCAAACGTCCTTGCTCCTATTATAGGGGTTATTGGGAATCTGTTCAAAAACCTATTGCCTCCGATTGTGCGTCTTGTGAGTATTCTATTAGATAGTTTACTGGAACCCTTGTTTGATCTTTTGGACGACGCTATACCTAAGCTTATGGAGCCCTTAACTACAATAATCAAAATCTTGGGGCACCATATAGCGGACACTATTGAAGCGTTCCTCCCCATGATAGAGGCCATTCTGCCGCCGATGATGAAATTGATAGCGGAATTGTTAGAGAAGGGGTTGGATAGGCTGGTTGTGGTGTTGAATCTTGTAGCAGATAATTTACCTGAGATAATGAGCTTGTTCCGGGCTTTTATGGCCGTGTTAAGTAAGCCAGAGGTTGTGCAGTTTATGTCTGAGGCTATGGAAGGCTTGGTGACTGTTCTAACTACCTTTTTGAATATAGGTGGTGCTGTAAAAGGTGCATTCGATACCGTTTTTAACGCCGCGTCCAGCGCTGTTCGACTACTGGCGGATGCCTTCAATGCTCTCAAAGGTGCGATAGAGACCGTGCTTGCGCCAATAGGTGATTTAATGGAGGCCGGAGGCGGTTTGGTGAGTGATATTGCAAAGGGTGCCAAGGACTTTGTAGAAGACCCTATGGGTTCCTTGTCAAACCTGTTAGGGCTTGCAGAAGGTGGTATTGTAACCCGACCGACTTTGGCGCTGATTGGCGAAGCCGGACCAGAAGCCGTCGTTCCTCTCACCGGCCCTCAAGCGGAAGCTACGGGCATTGGTGTTACAACAGGTGACGACCGTGTTGTCACTCTCCTGACGGAGATACGTGACATACTCAAAGGAGGAGCAACCGCAGGTCAAAGAGGTGGGCGCAATCGACAAGACGGCATGGTGCAAGAGATGATCAAAACGTGGGGAGGTTAAGGTGTCTTTTCCATATCCGATAGACGCATGGCTTGCGGTAGATAAAAGCCGCGAGGAAGTTCGGCAGGCTTACGCAGGCAAGGACCGGATATTCTTTCAGTTTTGGGTTGAGGACTTCTCCACGTCTGTGCAGGCTAATTGGGATACGGTGGAGGTCATAGGCCGTTCACATCCGTATCACATCTACGGGAGTACCGGAGCGAAGGAAATAGACATCAAATTTCAGTTCTTCGCAGAAGGTAATCGGACAGCTTCCATACGACAGGCTATTGACGACGAAGTTATGTCAAACATACGGTTTTTAGAGTCCTTGGCTTACCCTATCAGGACGTTCGAGGGTTTGGTTTCCCGTCCTGCAACCTGTATTTTGAAAATAGGGGACATCATAACTGAGAGAGTCATTTTGGAAGGCGGCGCGAACCCGACATACATGGGGCCTTGGTTGGATCAGCCGCTACTTCCGTATCAGGCCGAGATGGATTGCACTTTTGTAACGGTCCCGTTGCACGGACATACCGCGTCCGGCGTTTTGAATCCTCACCCTGCTTCGTCTCTCGGGGGTGCTTCCCGTGCGGCACACGCAGGCCCTCAGTAAAGGGGTGTAGTGATGACACAAAAAGTACGGGTAAGACGGGATGCGATGTTGGTGGACACCCCCATCCACACCGACGGCGATGGGAATTTGTTCTTCGGTATTTGGGTTCCTCCCTTTGATTACAGCCCAAAAACATCTGATATACAGCACACGATTACACAAGCGGAAGAAGGACGTCCAGACCTGTTGGCGTACAAATACTACCGCAACGTGAATTTGTTTTGGGTCATTCTATGGGTCAATAAAATTCACCATCCGTTACGAGGCTTGACCGCGGGCAAGACAATCATAATTCCTTCAAGAGACACAGTTAATAACTACATGGCAGGAGTTTGAGAGTGGCAGACCTTGGCCCTGAAAGAATGGCGACGGTACAACTCTCTATCGCAGGGATTCCTCTGGACGTGACTGATCATCTTTTAGAGTTCGAGTATGAGGAAGCCACCGCGGGATCGAGTACGGGTCGTATGGTACTGTATGATCCTGATTGGGACTACCTTGAAACTTTCCTTGCCCGCGCCGGTCAATTTGCTCCTGTGGATTTTCGTTTTGGGTTTGCGGGGAAGTTGAGTGAGCAGATTACATTGCTCATTGGGCAATATACCCCTACGTTTGAGCATAAAGGTGTGGAGTTGGATATACCCTTGTTGGATGCTGGCGGGCGAACAATGCTCAATCCAAAGTCTCGGGGGTGGTCGCCCACAGTTACTCCTACACCTACAGACATCGTGCGGCAGATTGCCTTAGAAAACGGTTGGGCTTTCGTGGGAGAACCAACAAGGCCGTTGACAGAGCCATTGACACAGGACAATATGCCTGATTTGCAATTCATAAAGGAAACTCTATTGGAGCTTTCTTTTAACTTGGAGGGGAACGGAGGCTTCCAAACATACCTTCTACGCAACCGTGAATTGCATTTCCATCGACCGCAGTACAACAACGATCCAGTTGGGGGTGTTCGCGAGGCTTACCGGGTGTATACATTCGGTCGTGATTTGGAGGGGGATGTTATTTCGTTCGCGCCAGAAACCAACTCTGTAGCTATTTCGTGGTTGGCGGGTGAGGATGCGCGTTTTGAGTTTGTGGACCCACGGAGTAAACGCAGAGTGAGCGAGGAAGAGCACAGAACAACATCACAGAGTGAGGTTATAGGCCCCGGCGAGTACTCACCGGTCTATCCAGATGCTCGCATAACAAAAGTCATAAACATGCCTTTCAAATCTAAAGAAGAGTTTGAAGCGTATTTGCGGTGGCGGTGGGCCACGTTCAACATCGCGAGCTTTTCAGCGACGTTGACAGTCGTGGGAGACCCTTTTGTCCGGCCTTTGGATATTGTAGTTGTAAATGTTGTGAAGTCCGATGGGACGATTCACGATAGGTGGTCGGGGCGCTACTTAGTGAAAGGTATACAGCACTTGATTTCCGCAGGGTCTTTCGAGTCCGAATTGCGTTTGGTTCGTGATACGAGCGGTGCTGGAATTATAAATGTGCTAGGGCGGAAGCTGGAGATCAAAAACCCCGAGGACATAACCAAGTACGCAGATGACTTGGCGAAAGACTTCGTAGTGCGGGAGGTCGAATAATGGGCGTTTTGGACCCTATCAATTACATACGGCGTCCAGAAGAATTCTTGGGGAGGCGATACTTCTATGGTCTTTACCGCGGTACGGTGGAGAGTGTGGAAGACCCTGAATACAGAGGGCGGATCAAGGCGAGGGTTCAAGGGGTTCACGATCCCGATCCCAATAAAGTGCCCACAATGACACTACCTTGGGCCACACCAAATGCACCTCCCGGAGCAGGTGACGGTTACGGGCAATTCAACGTCCCGTACAACATCGGTGACACCGTTTTTGTGCTCTTCGTGGGCGGACGGAAACGCGACATCGTTTACATTGGTTCGTGGTGGGGTATGTCGCTACCAACGAAGTACACACAGCCGGAAACACCCGCAGAGGCGTGGCAACAGCACGACAAAAACGACAACAACCTTGAGACGCCCAAACCTTACTTGACGGGGTATCCGCGACGGCAGGTGAACAAGACTGCCCACGGGCATGTAATTGAGATCAGCGATGAAACGCTGGATTTGGAGATCGTACTACGGACCGCGGGGGGTCAAAAAATCTGGCTTCGTGAATCGCCGCAAGCCACAGGAAAAGGGCAACCGCGAGGTATCGAGATAAAGGACTCCACAGGCAATCTTGTGCAATTGGATGAAGAAACAGGCACCGTGAGTGTTGAAGCGCTTGGTAACGTAGAGATAAACGGCGCGGTGCAGGTACTCGTGAACGGTGGGTCAGTCAAGGTCGAGGGGAGCGACGTGGAAATTGAGAGTGCCACGATGATAGAGTTGAAAGGCAACGGCGGAACTTCGCCGACTGGTGGTGTGGTTGTGGCTGGTCCAAATGGCACGATTTGCCCGTTTACAGGTCTGCCGCATTACGATGGCAGTACAAACGTGAAAGCAACGAAGACATAGAGGTGTAAAAATGGCTACTTCGGCGGCTCAGATTTACGCGGACATCAAGCAGGAACTTCTGGACGCAGGTTTTGTACTCGTAACACCTCCTACCGGGGGCAGTATGGATGCTTTCATCATGGCTATCGCGACAGCGGTGTACAAAAACATGCAGTTGTTGCAGGATACAGCCGGAAACCCCCCAAGCCCCGGCCACACGTAGTTGACAGTTACAGGGTTCAACGTACAATTAGAGCATGGCACAGAACACAGTACATGACACACCTACGGATTGGCGTGGTCCAACGCTCCCGATGTTCAAAGGGGCGGACGGTTATTTTACGTCAAGAACACTCCGAAAGCTGATTAGATCAAGCATTCACGTCGTGCTCATGACGCCGATTGGCTCGGAGTTTTTCAACCCGGAATTTGGCTCAAACCTACATTTGCTGGCGTTTGAGCCGAACGACGACATTCTGCAAGCACAAGGACGCATCTACACAGTTGAAGCACTCGAGCGTTGGGAGCCCCGAATTTCCATCATAGGGTGCGATATAACTGCGGATGACCATGAACTCAAAATAGAGATTACCTACACGATCATTCCCCTGCAAGACACGGATACTACTGAACTTACGGTTCAACGCGAGGAGGCGTAATGTCGTCTCTGCCAGACATTCAATATACGGCGAGGGATATAAGCTCAATCATGGCGTGGTTGAAGGAGCTTGTTCGCTCCGGGGATCGTCCCGAGCTATGGACGGACTTCTTCGAGTCGAACATCGGCATGAAGATCATGCGTATGATTGCCGCCAACGGTGCGTTGCAAGCGTACATGGACAACTACACACAACAAGAGATGTTCCTTGCTACATGTCAAGAGTACGCATCCGGGTTGAAGCACGCCTCAACAAACGCATACAGCCCGCGAAGAAAAACCGCATCGTCACTCACGTTGACCGCTGTGACTCTCCCAGCGCAATTGACGTCTCAGAATTTGTCCTTTGCTTCCGGCACGGATGTCAAGATAGATGACCTCACGTTTCAGCTTGTCGATGACTACACCTTTCTCGCTGGTACGTCTGCGGCATACCCGACCGGATCGGTGCAACTCATAGGAATACCGGATGATGCCGACAAAGTTATTGCTTACGACGGCTTCAACCTAGTGACCTTTGAGTTTGACAACAATGGCACTTACGGAAACGATTACGTTCCTGTAACCATTGGGGCGACAATCCCGGAGACAATCGTCAATTTCATAACCGCGTTCAATAGTAACGCCACAATTCAAATGGTGGCGGGTGCCGCGTGTCGTTTGGTTGGTGCGACAATAACTGCGTCGAAGGACTGTTCTGCCCTCTCCATCTACGACGACGACCCTGATAAAATCCTGTTGCTCAAAACCCAGCCCACGGACGGCGACACAATAACCCTGTCAGACGCCACACAAAGCGTGACGTTTGAATTTGATGACAACGCCTCGGTTGACCCCGCGAATACGGCTGTAACGATAGGAGCGGACGTTCTCGCAACAAATACGAACCTTGACGCGGCGATTGACGGCTCGGTTCTCGCGATCACAAGCACCGCCACAACAGACACAGCGACGCTGTACCACGACTACCAAATGCCGTTGGGAAACCAACCGCTGGAAAAAGAGGGTTCCGACATCGTCGTTACAGGTATGTCGGGCGGAACCAATGTGGAAATCAGCGTGTCAAACAGTCAGGCACAGTTTGACAGTTTCAATTCGGACGGATCGGCTTTCCAAAGCTTCACGACTACACAGGGTGATGTGTTGGAAGATTCGTGGACTGTCAAAGTGGGGAGCATCGAGTGGACGGAAGTGGATTCCGTGCTATTGGCGGCAGCAACAGAAGTCTACGAAGCAACATTGACAGCGGACGGGAATTTGGTGATCACTTTCGGTGACGGGAACACAGGTAAGATACCCGCATCCGGCAAATTGATTTCCGTCGATTATCGTACAGGTGGCGGAGCCGGTGGAGAAGTGTTGACGGGGGCCGCAGACGGTACGCAGGTACAAGGGTATTTTGGGGCCGACGGTGCGAAGATTGTGTTCACCAACTACTTCCCTTCCTCGGGGGGAGCAGACGAAGAGACATTGGCAGAGCTTCGGGTAAATATCCCCGCGTGGACGCGCACGGTGGATAAGGCAATAACCGCAGAGGACTACACGACTCTCTCGGAGCAGTTTGAAGACCCGGATTATGGTGCTGTTGCGCGTGCCTATGTAGAATTGCATAACTCGAATGGTGGAGCGACGCCCCCAACCGACCCAAACATCAATCGTGTTGACATTTACATCTGGACACAGACAGGGAACACGTTCACGGTGCCGTCTGAAGGGTTGAAAGTGGCATTGTATCGGTATTTGCACGAACGCCGTGTAATTTGCACACAGGCATATGTTCTCGATGGTAAGATGCAAACCGTCAACATCGACCTCGGAACCGTCACGGTAGACGATCAGTATGACTTGGCCGAAGTTGAGGACAACATTGAGAATGCCGTTGCAGACTTCTTCTCCGCGGCGGATTTCCAGCCGGGGGACGCTTTCAGAATCTCCCGGTTTTACGACACGATCAGCGATGTGGCGGGTGTACTGCACTTCACGCTGGTTGCTCCGGCGGCTGATGTAGTACCTGCGGGCAACGAGTGGTTGCTCGTCCCCGGCACAATAACGATGACTTTGCAGTACGCTACCTAATCTTTGACACGGTGTCAAGAATGAGTGACGCAGACAGCATATTCGGGGCAGACGCAGACTTCATGTTGCGTAACTTTCCACAGGCTTTGTTTGTGCTTGACCCGGATGCTGTTTTGCAATATCTGTTGTCCTTGTTGGACGAAGAGCGGCGTGTGGAAGACGATTTGGAAGCGGGGCTTCTGGACCTGTTTGACCCTGACAAGTGCCCGAAGCGTTTCTTGCCTTACCTCGCATATCAGGTCGGAGCACCACTACGTCAAGGTGACACGGAGGCGTCTTGGCGTATGCAGATCAAGAGTGCGATTTTGAAATACAAGGAAAAAGGCAAGATGTCCTCGTTCGAGATTTTGTTTCAAGCGCTGGGGTACGACGTAGAGGTTTATGAACTTTGGTGGAATGAAAACACCGATGAAGTGAAACGCGCTTCGGAAATTCCCCTCCCTCCAGACTACATTCCTTGGGTTGACGTGCCTGCCGAGTGGTATCCGCACAGTCGAATTGACGTGGAAGTGACTGCGATTGACCAGAACGCGGTACCACCCGCGTATTTTGCGAGTGTGCTCGATTGGGTCGTGGCCCGTATGGAAGAAGTTCGCCCTATTCACGTCCTGTTGCGAGACTTCATCTATATCGTCAAGTTTTTTGACAGCTTCCCCGAGACTACCGACGTCTTGCAAATCTTCGGGACGATGCGCTTGTACGACAAGTTTAGACGTAAACCGCGCAAGCCAGAGTGCTTAACGCTGTTTTACGGTGAAAACCCCACCGTCGATTTGGAAAGTTGGGCCATAGGTTGCTGCTTCGGTTGGCAGCGGCGTTTTTACCCCGACCCTCCCGGTGCAGGTGCGGCGATAGACCCCTATGATTTCTCGCGTTGGCAGTTGGGGGAAATTATCCCGGACAGCGGAGGCTTGGTTCACTTGGACAATTGGGGTGGCTACTTTATGAACAACACATGTCAGTATGCCGGTTCCGACCCGTTGATTATCAACAAATACGACAGTCTTGGGAATCTGATTGAAACCCAAACGATTGCTCGTTGACGTGGTGCCCCTCTGTGCTAGAATGGGAAAGAACCTACGCAAAAAAGGAGTGGAACCATGAGCCAAGGATTCGACCCGAATGTTCCGGGGTATCGCTCACCTCTGGATTCGTCCGAAATAAGGACGCAACTAACCGCGTTGAATACTGCGCATTCTGGACCTACAGCACCTGCGAGCCCGCAGGAGGGCCAATCATGGCTTGACACCTCCAACCAAGCATTCAAGCGCTATTTAAGTGGCGGTTGGAGAACGATCTTCACTTACGACGCATTGGGGAACATCACCGTAGTCGGGGCAGATGTTCAAATTGGACATTCAATTGACTTTTACCCCGGTACAGTTTCCCCCTTGGTCGTACAAATCGACAAGTTTGACATCGAGGAGTCCGCCGCGTTTGAACCGGGCGTTGACCAAGATATTGTGTTCAACCTGAAACCTCCCTTCGATGACTACGAAGACGGGGTTCAGTTGTGGCTTATTTACGCAATGAGTACATCCGAGAGCGCCGACGTTGTTCTGACGTTGGATTACACCGTCCATGACAGCGGGGAAGCATACGATGGTGGTACAGACTACACCAACACACAGACTGTAACCCCTCTTAATGTCATGGACAACTTGGGTGTATTAACAGCCCTTACTATTCCAAGCGGGGTAATCACAGGCGATACTGTTGAAATTGAAGCAAGGCTGACTCGTGACGGCGACAACGCGGCAGACACGCACGGCGGCGAATTCGGCCTGAAAAACATCGTCATACTGCCACTCTAAACATCTAGGAGGAAACAATGGGTTTTCAGGCATCTAGTCGCAGGGTGTCGTCAAAGGTCGATTCTGTCGGCGTACAGACTTCAACCGTTGATTCGCGTGTTGTTGTTATGGACACCGCGGTTGATTCTGTCGGCACACAAGTAACAACCGTGGAGACAGCAACGTCCACTACGGATTCCCGTGTGGTTGTTGTTGACTCCAAGGTCGATTCCGTTGGGGATCAGTCCTCAACGATTGACTCCAAGGTCGATTCCGTGGGGTCACAAATACCCGCAGACATCGCTTCTTCGAGTGCAGTTTCCACCGTTGACTCCAAGGTTACGGTAGTTGACGACGAGGTATCTGCAATCGACTCCAAGGTCGATTCTGTCGGTGATCAAATTCCGGGAGATATTGCGTCGTCAAGCGCTGTATCTACCGTGGATTCCAAGGTTACAATTGTCGACGACGAAGTTTCAACCGTCGATTCCAAGGTTGACTCCGTTGGAACGCAGTCTTCAACGATTGATTCCAAGGTGGATTCGGTCGGGGCGCAAATTCCGTCCGATACCGCTTCTTCTGCTGCTGTTTCAACCGTCGATTCGCGTGTTGTAGTTGTTGACACCAAAGTTGATTCCGTCGGCGGGCAGGCAACGACAATCGACGGCAAGGTCGATAACATTTCGACCGCTATTGACGCCCTCGACAACAACGTCTCCGCCAAGATTCTCTTTCCGTCCGACGTTGTGCGGGATGAAGTCAGTACGCTCACAATCCGTGCGTGGCTGTACATCTACGGTGCAGACGGCGCGATGGAAGACCCTGATTCGAACGAGGCTTACATTCAGGTTGTGGAACCCGACGGATCAGACCTTATTGCCCGCACACTTATGACGCGGGACGGTGTTGGGCGTTACTACACGGACGTCGATCTCATCACCACCGCGGACTTGGGCAACTATCGCATCGTTTGCGATTACGATGAAGAAACCAACACGATTTATCAGGCCCGGTACTTCACCGTCTACGACGACAACCCGGACCTCAATTCTCGTGTGGATTCCGTCGGAACTCAGACTGGTTCTGTTGGTACGTTGGTTGGTGATGTTGAAACAGACGTTTCCACCGTCGATTCCAAAGTTACGGTCATTGACGACGAACTTTCCGTAGTGGACTCCAAAGTGGATTCCGTTGGGGCTCTCATCCCGACAGACGTTGCTTCGTCAGCCGCAGTTTCAACGGTCGATTCCAAAGTCACCGTTATTGACGACGAAGTTTCCACCGTCGATTCCAAGGTTGACTCTGTTGGAGATCAGGTTTCAACCGTCGATTCCAAAGTCACCGTCATTGACAACGAGGTTTCAACCGTCGATTCCAAGGTTGACTCTGTTGGAACGGTTGTTGGCGACGTCGAAACCGACGTGTCTACCGTGGATTCCAAGATCGACGTTGTGGACGGCGAAGTTTCAACCGTCGATTCCAAGGTTGACTCTGTTGGAGATCAGGTTTCAACCGTCGATTCCAAAGTGGACGACATGTCCGCGGCTTCCGGCGTACAGAAGGGTGAATTCACCGAGTACGTCTGGAACAACAACGAAACCGTGAATGTCAGTCTCGCAGACGGTGGCATCGACTACGAGAAAGCGGGGACAAACACCACACAGTCCACGTCCTACGCTATCCTCGATAGTGTCACTATTGACGCGCCCGCAACCGGAACCAAGACCGTCGAGGCTTGCTACCTCGACATCGGGTGGGCTGCGTCGATGGATGCCAACGACGGCGACACGAAGCTCATGGTTGTTGCAGGAGACACACCAACCCTAACAGGTGCTGTGGACATCCCCGGAACTGAACGCGCTGAAACGACCGCGGAGAAATCCGAGTATCGTTCCGGCAACTTCCTCCATTCCACAGCGATGGACGAGCTACCGTTCACCATCATGCTTGTGGGTAAGGTGGACAACGGTGCTGACACGCTGACAGTCAACGGCCTTCTCGGTTCCACGATCAGCGTAACGTACTCCATCTAGTACCTCCAACAGCGTTTATATTGAGGGCGGTGGTTTTCGAGCCGCCGCCCTCTTCTTTCAAAGGTCAAACGACCACAGGAGAGTAGAAGCATGAAGGTTGCTCACTTTGTACAATACGCGCCGATGCGTTCAGGCTTGTACGAGACCACTCGCGAAATAACCCAAGGCCAGCGTGATTTTCTTGGTTGGGATGCTCGCATGATCGACGTAACCCACGTTACGACCAAAGGCGGCAAACGTACAGACAAGCCGGATGATCGTGGAACCCCGCTTGCACCTCTGGACTTCGCTTTGAAGGCCGACGTGCATGTACTACATTCAGGGATACCTCGTGAGTTTGAAGGGAAGAAACCAACCTTCTTCGTGGCGCATGGCACACCTGAATACTGCTTCTACTCGCAGATGATGCTTGAATGTGTTTCGAGCGATGTCGGGAGGGTTGAAAGAGCCAAAAAAGGCCCCTTCACAGGCTCGTGGTCGCTCGTGACCATAACATTGAGGGACAAACCGTGGGTCAAGGGCGCAATTACAATGTGGGAGCGCCACGCCCCGTTTTGGGAACCGTACTTTGACAATGTAATCGTAACTAACCACTTCTGCGATCAGGAGCGATTCAGTCCTGACGGGCCGGTGTATGAGTTCCAAAAGCCCGCAGAGGAAGACGGGTTGAACATTGTTTTTGCGGATCATTGGCGTTATACGGCGTTCAAAGACCCTTTCCAGCTACTACACGGAGCCCGTGAGTTTTGCTTGCAAACTGGCTCAAAAATTCACCTGTTTGCAATTCCGAAAGAGCTTGTGGATGGTATGGAGTCTATGACGCCTGTAATACAATTGACTGGGCACCCGTGGCATTCGATTTTGTATGCTGTCACCGATGGTCTAAAATCGGTGGTCGGTGACTTGCACACAGTACATACAGAAATCGAACAGGTGCATAGAGCCGCCGACGTATTGGTTACACCCGCGGCAGAGGATAACCGAACGGTTCTGGAAGCTACGTCGTGCGGCTGTCCAGTCATTGCGAGAAAAGGTGCGAATGCAGCAACTGAAACCTGTCGTTTTGAAGACCCGAAGGATTTGACCCGAGTGCTTCGAAAAGTGCAGAAACAACTACAAACGAAGGCTTCGGCCAAGAAGTACAGGAACAGGGCTAGATCGAAAAGCCGCTCTTACACCGTTGAAAAAGCAGTATTGGCGATGGGTGAGGGTATGAAGGAGGCACTAGATGGGTGATTTCGGAGATCGCTTCAAACGGTTTTGCAACAAGCTCGCCGACGCCTTACGTATTCAGGCAGTAAAGGCTTTGGCGACAGTCAAAGCAGATCGATTTACGGTTCCCGGTGGGCGTTTGTGTGTAGAGGCTTATGAAGCACCTGTTGCACCTTTGACCACGGAAGCGCGAGAAAAATTGAAACGTGAGGGTCGTTTCAAAGGTGTAGTCTTTGAGGATTCAAACCTTGTGGTTTTGGCCGCTCGCAAAGCTATGTCTCGTTTGTGTGTTGGGGTACAAAACTCCGTCGGACCCACGACGTTTGCATACCACAACAATTACGTAGCGATTGAAGGCATGACCAGCGCAGTTGTCTGTGTTGTAACCGTTACAGGTCACGGGCTTGGTCCAGCGGGGACACAAACAACAGCACGCCTGCGCAACATTGAACAGAGTGACTGGATCAATTTGCGCGGACGTGTCTACGATGTGACGGTTTTGGATGCCAACAGTTTCCAGCTTGACGGTGTGGACACAAGTACATACGCGGCGTATGTTCCGGGTACGGACCCCGGTGAGGTAGGTTTTCCTGACGACATCGTGGTTACAGGGCATCCCGAGTACTTCTACATCACGAAGATGAAATGGGGCAACGGAGGCAACGACCCGTCGGACCCCACGCGCGCAATTGACCCGGAAGAAACTGACGAAGACCTGTACGACACCCTTTCAAGCCCTCCTTACAAACTACCTACGATTGAGTTCCCCGACGACCGGTCGGTACAATTCACCGCAGGTTTGGACGAAACAGAGGCAGTTGGGGAACCGATCTCCGAAGAAGGTCTGACGATGGCTGGAACGTCCGGGCTGGAGTTTTTGTTTGCTCGAAAGACGTTTGCGGCCTTGAACAAACCTGTTGGAGTGAGCTACTCCTTCATTCACACGATCTTGTATTGACATTGTGTCAAATTGAGGTGGTGCTGTGGCTATCAGCAAAGTGACGCTGCCTTTGGCTTTGGCGGTGAATTACGAAGACGGTGACGTCGATTACTTCACGGAGTTCGATCCTGTTTACTACGAGGTTATGAACCGCCCGCTCCGCAATCTTGCGTATCGGGACAAAATGGTTCATGACAAACAAGACGACATCATTGACGCCATAAACGACGCTGCTGGCAACAAGCCTTCCCTTCACGACTACCTTCGTGTGGCGCACGACGATGATGGAAACCTCAAACCGGGGCCTGTGACAATCAATCTGGACGACCTGAACGACGTCACAGCGGTTCCCACGGCGGCAGGCTATCTTTTGGAATACGACGGTGCAGAGTGGGTTGCCACAGCACCCGACTCCATCACACTCACGTTGGATGATTTGGACAACGTCAACATCACCGGACCTGCGGCAACCGAAGTTTTGAAATACGACGGTGCGGAGTGGGTCAACGAAGAAGCGGCTTTGGACGAACTCGGTGATACAGACATTGTCGGGGTAGCGGACAAGGACATACTGACATACGATTCAGGAACAAGCAAGTGGCAGAACCTTGCTTTCGAGGATGAACTTGACGCCCTGACAGGGGCCAATTCACCAAGCTCCACCAATGTATTCGCCACGATGGACGACGTGGGTGATCTGGAAGAAAAGATCGCGGATGCTTACGTGCTCTATGTCGGGGATGAACTCACTACCGATTACGGTGTGGCACACTATAACACTTTGTCGGAAGCGATTGACGCCACGACAGACTCAGGAAAACGTCCGTCCGGGTGGAGCGACATATCAGGCACATACCGTTATCGAATCGCTGTGCTTGGTAACGCAACTTGGCCCGCCGCGTTGGGCTGGGTTGACCCGTGGCCTGCGTACTTGTATATCGACACTACACAGGGTCACATTACAATCAACACCAATACCGCACCTGACGGTGGTATGCGCGTGACAAACCACTTTGGTTGGCTCGGCAACGGGCATCGAGACTTGAACCGCGCGTTGATCCCCGGAAATCCCGCGACTACGTGGCTGCTGGCTTTGCAGTACAGCGGGGCGGTTATGCAAAACGTATCGGTGTCCGACGGCGCGGATGAACTCACGCTGCGTTTGGATCAGGGGCAGGTTACGAATTGTCGAATTTACAGTACAGACGGCGCGGCTGTCTACATGAACGGTGATGAAACTGCCATGTTCCGAAATGGTTATGTATACGCGGCGGGTACAAGCCCCGTGAAAATCAGGGTTTACGAAGGGCACTTCTTGAACAGCCTTGCGGAGTGTGACGGTGCGTCAACAGTAGGTATTATGGCGCACACAAACAGCCACGTTGAAGGTTGCAAAGTTATACATGCCGGAGCCGCAGCAACAGCAATCGAAACGGAAGCCGACTACCTGCGCAAGTGCGTTGGTATCACAACAGCGGACGCGGTTGACAACGGAATGGGTATTCGTGTCAATTCTGCGGCACCTGAACCAAAATTGACAAACTGCATTGGTTATGCCGTCCGCGGTATTGGTATCAAAGTAGATGGAACACGCGCACACCTCACCGCTTGCGTTGGACGGTCAGGCGGGTTGGTTCAAACCGGAACCCTCACTTACGACGACATGGCAGGTATCCATGTAGAGAGTCTTGGGAATCATCTTGTGGATTGTCGAGGGATTGGTGAAGACCCCGGTGGAGGTGATCATGTCAGCGGGTTTGTCGTTAAGGGTGGAACTGTGGGAGACCCGAACTTTGTGGATAATTGTTATGGTGGCGCGAACGGTACAGCGAACGGGTTGTCCTTGTACAACCACGTTTTCCTCATACAGTCCCGAGGCTACCACGATAGCGCCGCGGCAGGAACGGATAGAGCAATACGTGTGGACGGCGCGTCCACCCTCACGATCTCAAGAAATACGGCGTACAACTCCGCCGGTGGTCTTACAGATACTTTCCCGTATTCAGGCGTGTAATTGAGGGACTACAATGGCCATAACCAAAACAGGTTTGCCCCTCGCAGACGGGACAAATTATAACAGCGGCGACGTTGACTACTTGATTGGACCGGACCCTGTCTTTTTCGAGGCGTTCAACCGGCCAAGCAAAAACCTTGCGTACCGCGATACTGTTGTGCGAGTCAAGCAAGATGAAATAATCGACGCCATTAATGACGCCGCAGGTAACTTGGCTTCGCTCCATGACTATCTTCGTGTGTCGCTTGACGACGACGGCGTGCTCAAGGGCGGGGCTGTAACAATCGCGCTGGAAGACCTCACAGACGTCCAAAACCCGTTAAGCCCGTCCACAGGTGATGTGATCACATACGACGGTGCAGAATGGGTTGCTACCGCTTTTACGCTCGCAGAATTGACGGATGTGGATACCGCGGGTGTTGTGGACGGTGACGCGCTGGTTTACGATGCAGGCACGAGTACATGGGTTGCCGGTACACCGGACATGGACCTGTCGAGTTTGCAAGACGTTGACAGTCTTGCTCCGTCCGCAGGGGACGGCTTTTACTACGACGGGGCCAAGTGGACGACCGGCCTGCCGGAACGTGAACTGAAGAGCCTCGAGGATGTGCAGACGAGCCTCTCCCCGACAGCAAATCAAATTTTGGAGTACAACGACGGCACCTCACAGTTTGAAGCTTCGTCCAAACTACAAGACCACATTACAAACGTGCGGTCGAATGAGAAACATCTCACAGACGATCAGAAAGATGCTGCGGATGGCGCGTCGTCTCCGTCAGCGGCCAATCCTTTTTTGACGTTAAGTCAAGCTGGTATGCAGGTTGCTTTGGATACTGGCTGGTTTCGACTAGCCGATATTGGTGGCATTACAGGTGCTAGGAATGGAGTATCAAACCGAGGCAACGGTGGAGGTGATTTTGGTACAGCCACTTGCGATTTCATGGGTTACGACAACCCGGACTTCTACAACATCCACCTGAGCAACTGGGCGGGGCAGCTTGGTGAGGTTGTTACAAGCCGCCCAACAGCCGGTGGCTCCTCCAACTACCAGTACATTGTGTCGGGCATTAGCCAAAGCAACCCCGAGAATCCGTTACCATCGAAAGACAATTTTGACATACGGGCCGAAAACGGGGGTGTTTTTGACGAAACCATTTTCGACGGGTCGCTCACCCTCGACGACTTCCTGAATTTCCACATCCAAATTTTCCTCCGCCCGGTTATTGACGATGGTTCAGGTACGCAGTTTATAAAAGGGAATTACCTCACCGATTTCGGAAAAAATGTGGCTGTGGAAGGGGAAAACATAGGAAGTGCTTCGTTGATTGTAAAAGGCTTTTGGGTACACTCGGTAGACCCTGATGTTTTGAAGCTTGGATTTGTCAACGACAACGCGATGTTTGCGATGTCCTACGTGGACAACTGGATGTACAAAACCGACAACCTTGCCATGCGCGACGGTTCGGAAACCGGAGGCGATTTTGCGGCGGAGTGCTACGCTGGAGATTTGCGCGTGCGCATACTCTTACCATACTTCGCACCTTAAAACGCGATTTGTGTTTGACAGAACGCTCTTAGTTCGATAGAGTATGGTTATCGAGTTACCCGTAAAACACTTTCAAAAAACGTGGAGGCGAGTATGGCAGAAGCAAAGCCGAAACCGGCAATTCTGTTGACCGTGCAAGACCGACAAGACCTTATGGTATTCCTTGAACGTGTCAGTATGTCAGGGCGTGAAGCGCGGACGTACTACACGCTGATGCAGAGGATTGGCTCGTTACAGCCCAAGCGGGTTGTGCTTGACGCAGACCCTGTTGACATGATCGTTTTCGAGGTTCAGGAAGGCGAGACAGATTTGTTGCGGTCATTTTTTGAACGCACCAACCTGCAAGGGCAGGAATCTATTGCATGGGTCCGCCTCGACACAAGATTGAAGGCCACGACCGAGTACAGCTACCCGGAAGAAGCCAAAGAGGAAACTCCCGTTGAAGGAGCGGAAGAACAAAATCCTTCATCCTTTCCGACAGAGCCCGCCGCTCCACAGCCCCCGGAGTAGCGGGCCATCTCTGTCAGCCCCTTGAACCCCGGTCCAGCCCACCGGGGTTCTTCTTTTTCAAGAAAAATCCGAATTACGCTTGACGTGTAAGGCGCAAGTGTGTAGTAATTCCATAAAACCTGCCAAGCGGCGTCGACCACCGCGACGCCCTTTCCAGAACCCCGGATTAGCCCACCGGGGTACTTTTTTGTTGTATTTTCTTGACAAAACCCGGTCCATAGGTTAAACTGCAAAATAAAACAAGCCAAACCACAACTACGGGGGCATTATGGCAGACCGCAAGGAAGTGTCCAAACCAGAACCGTTTGACGAATGGCTCAAGAGCTTCCGCGAACGCCTCGACGTGGCTGAAGAGTCTATAAAGGACCACCCGAAGGGCGAAAACTTGGTACTACAGCAATGCGCTGACCACATCGCTTTTCGTATGCTCGGCCTTGTCGCGCACGGGGCCGATCCAAAATACCTGAACCGGTTAAGTGACCAATTGAATGACTACAGAGCGCTCCTCATAGAAATTCTGTGTGGCGAAAGGGGGATACCAGATGTATCCGAGGATGGTTCCTAAGATGTGCCCCCGGTGTGGTCGTTTGGTGAAAATCACTACAGATGGGCGTATTGCACAACACTTCCGTACTTACGACCATTATTGCGCGGGCAAACCGTGCCCCGGCACAGGCTCACAGATTGTGCAACGCAAACTCCCGCGAGCGCCTCACAGGAAGTGACACAAACCCCTTTTCCGATGCCGTTTCCCCGGCTCCCCGAAAATTTTTTTGGAAAATCGCTTGACACAAGGCCAATCGTGTGGTATGCTTCAGGTGAGCTTTGATTTTCGGAGAAGGGGGAGCACATGGAAGAAACGACGGCAAAAACGCCCGGAATCCTCAACGGGTTTTTCACGCTGAGGAACGAGGAAACCGGTGAACACCGGACCTTCCGCGTGCGAACGCAGGCGGAAAAGGCCAAATTCGCGCCCGGTTCCCGCGTTATCGGGTTGCTCACCGGCCCCGATAACGAGGCCGACTACACCGGTTTCGGCTTCGTCATCAACGGCGACCGCGTCGCCGTATGGAAGTCACGGCGCGGACACGGCGACGGATGGGCGCTGTGGAGCAAGTGGGAGAAGCTCGCCCACATGTTCACCACCCTCGTTTTGGGGCGCAAATCACCGCATTTCGACGCCGCCAAATACTCCGTGAAACTCGCCAAACGATGCCTGCGGTGCAACCGCCCGCTCACCGACCCCATCTCGATTGATCTCGGGATCGGGCCGGTGTGTCGCACGAAATAAACCGTCCGCAATACCCGACAGGCGGGGGTAAACCCCCCGCCACTTTTCAACCGGAGAAGGGAGCAACAGATGGATATTCACGACGCCGCACGGGAAGACTACGAGGAGAAAGTCCTCGATATACTCATTTCCCATGCGCATGCCCACGTTACCCGCCACGCCAAAGCCACAGGCGCATGGGAGCGGGAAGCGGACGAAACCCGTTGTGCGTACTGCGGATGTGACTGCTCCGAGGATTACGCATACCTCTGCGAGCGGTGCTCCGAGGACGAGGATCGGCTCGAAGAGGCGCGTGAAGAGGCACGCGAGTGGTTCGATGTCCACGGACCCACGCAGGCCATGCGTCGCGCCGGATGCGGGAGGTAAAATGGAGAATGGACTAATACGAAGGCTCATGCTCGAGTATCGGTGGAGTTACACCGATTTGGGCCGTGCGTTGGGAATCAGCTCCAACGCCGCACGGGAGTGGGAGCAAGGCAACTACTTCCCCCCGGTCTCGGTACGCATGCTCTTAACCCTGTGGGATAAGCACCCGCAGATGATGCTCGAGACGCTCGATGTGGACGTGCGCACACCCGCACCCCTCCGCACGGTTTTCGATGCGGATTCCCCGGAACCGGGGAAATTTTTTTGAAAAAGGGCTTGACATTGTGTCAAGCGTGTGGTATACTTGAAATAGAACACGGTGGAAGGCTTCGACCGGAAACAGGGGCCAAAATCGGAGAAGGGAGACAAGATGCCAACAACACACGATGGGTTTTGGGATTGTGAGTGTGAATCACACTACATACACAACAAGTGTGACCGGCTCACCTGCCCGAAATGCGGAGCAGAAGCGGAGACCCAGCCCGACAGCCGGGTAAACGAAATCACCAAGATCGCCAACCACTTCACGGACGACGACACCACACGGGCGACGGTGTACCGCCTCGCTGTGCAGATGGACCTCACCGACCTTCAGATCGTCCGCGCGTTCGGTCAGAAGATGGGTACCACGGGCGAAGTGCTCGTGCTCTACTACGTTCCCGAACGCGAGAGCGTTGCTCTCGACATTTCGGCAATCCCTGCGAGTGTCGCGAGCAGTTCTGACATCGTTTGGCTCACGGACGACGGCAACATCCTCGTTGAGGATGCGGCGCAGGCTTCGGCGCTTGTGGCTCGCACATGGGGCGAAGACGCGATAACGTGGGAACCCGGCTGGCCCAAACAGTAACCCAGTCTTTTTTTTCAATCGGAGAAGGGAGAACTACAATGTACAGAGACGAAAACAACATCACCCACTTGGGGTGCGAGGTCGTCCGCCTTCACAAATCAGAGTGTGAGGTCTGTGAGCGCCCTCTGAAGTACCGTCCAATCTTCAAAGCGCCCACCATGTGCAAATCGTGCGTGGGCGTCCTCATTGATGCGCTACACGACCCCGAGGCCGAAGCCGCTGTGGTTTCGATGGCAAAGATGGGACGCACGGACATGGACACCATCACGGTGGACGTCAAGCTCGATGACGACGCCGACCGGGTGCGTTGCATCGTCGAGGTCACGGACAAGCTGAGAGACCTTGCGCAGGCTCTCATGCAGACCGAGATCATCCACTACTAGGGGGGGGGGTAATGGACACCATAACCATGAGCATTAAAGGAGAAAGTGTGACGACGTGCGCCAGAGACCTTTGGCGCGAGGGACGTTTCGCGGTCGCACTCGATGTTTTGTCCTGCACAGTTCCACCCCAGCCGCTGGAACTGTGCTTGGAGGTCATTTACGGGCGGAAAAAGTACGCTGATGACGGCGAGGGTGCGTGGGACGTGGTCGATGACGACTGGACACCCCCCGCGGACTACCCTGCGCTGGCAGACATCTTCGCCGCCGCAAACTTGTACCTCGAGAACAACCCGCGTGAGAGCTTGGGCGACGTCAAAACGTGCCCGCTGTTGGAACAGTATGGGGCCGCTACTGTGCATACCAAAATTCAACCCGAAGAACCCGACGAGTACACCCCTCTCCCCGACGAGGACGAGGACGACAACCCTTTTGCGACGGGAAGCGGCTATATTACGCCAGACGGCAAATACCACCCGTGCAAATACGGCAAACACAGCGAACTGATCCGAATACTCAGACCAACAGATAAAAACCCCGAGGCCACCGCAGACTCCCTTGGTTGGGTGCGTGTGTCCCTGAGTACAGACCTTTTTGCGCCTCACTTTGGGGTGTTTCACTACGAGAGTGCCGAGAAGTTGACACAAGCACAATGGAATACGATTTACGCCTTTTGTGCATGCCACCTCGTTGAACCTCCACCGTTTCCGAAAGGTACGTGATGACCGACGAAGAAAAAAACCAATTCAGAAAACTACTCGGCCTGATTCAAACACATCTGGAAGACATGAAGCAACAGGTGTGTGGGACACGCTTGGACGCGCTTGAGACAGGGCGTGCGGATGAAACCAATATGCAGGTGGCAAAGCTTGATCTCTATGTGGATGTCTACCTGAGCTTGGTCCGAACAATCGGGATGTTTGTGCTCCAAGTCGGTGTGCCAGATGCCCTGTATATCGCTTTTGAAGCGCATAAAAGCGGGGCCGTATTCGAGAAGTACGAGGGGGAAGAAAAGGCGGTCCTGAAAGCTTCGACCGAGATCATGGAACCGTTCGTAGACCAGTTGCTCGCGCTTGCGCCTCGCGGTTACGTATTCCACGCGCTGAACCATTACGCCGCGGATTCCCCGACGTGTCAAGCGTGCGACAAGCGCACGTCGTGTGAGCGTATCGTCAACGACATCAAACTGAAGGGTGCTAGTCCTTTGGAGTATCCACCCGCTTGCGCTGATCAAACCAAGAACGAGGGGGATCACGAGACGAGGTGACGTTGCAATACACGGGGACGGTTCCTCACCGTGTTGCCCGCAAACCCGTCCCCGTGCTTTTTGTTTCATGGGAGAAAACACAATGGCAAACGACATAGGGATACCCACAAGATGTCGATGCGGTAATTTGGTACCGGCTACAAACAACGTATGCAAAGCATGCGGTCGCCAAATTACACTCGCACGCAGAGGTCAGCGTCCCGTCTTTCAGGGGCTTTCAGAAGAAGACAGGAGGAACCCTCGGACAGGCAAGGTTTATGTCCTTGTCGAGTGTGGAGTGCGTAAGCACAGCACACCTTATCTAAAGGTGTTCAAGAGCCGTGCAGAGGCAGAGGCTGAACAGGCCAAGCAACGAAAGCGCGATCCCGCACGCGCAAAATTCTTTACCGTACTACCCAAAACAATACATTGAGGACCGAGCCATGCACTTGCTTGTGGAACCCACCACACGGAACGGAGCACCCGCAAAGTGGACAGACGGCCAATTTCTAGGTCGCTACCGTTCCGGCAAGACTGATTCCTGTTGGGAGAGCGAGCGAGGGCAGTTATTCACCCTTCAGCCGGGTGACGTTGTGCTGATCAACATGTGTGAGATGTATTTCGTGGCTGAAATCACGGGGCAGGTTGATTGGCAGGAAATTTCGTTGTACAACGACACCGATAGCGATGAAATTTTCGCGGATGGGTTTGGATTCATGCCAATCCGTGAGCTTTTCGTCATTGAGAACCGTAACATCGTGGAGGGTGAAGGGGGTGCTTTCCAATATGAGGTTCAGAGACAGCTTGACAAACGGTTTCTCGAGGAGGATGTAATTGAGGAGTATGAAGCCCTCGGCAATTGGTTGAAAGAGTTGTTACCCTTGTCCACTACAACCTTCAATCAGGATAGGGGCTGAATATGTTCCACGTTTTCGCGGACAAAATCAGGGTGATTGGCCTAACGATAGACACTAGGTTGATTTACCGCGCTCGCGAAAACGCAATGGAGGGCGCACCGCGGTATGAGGCGGCCATAGACATAATGGCCGGGGTGCCCCGCCCGAAGTGGATCATAGGCACGTCTACGTCCGAAAGTCACACCCGTGACTGGTACGATTGCGGGTGCAATCCGTGGGTTGCGTTCGCACTCGGTCTGCCCGAGGTTTTCGAGGCGGACCTTATGGTGTGGTACGCCGTCCAGAATTACCCTGAGTTGGTTTCTGAGATGGTGGCCAAGGAGTCGGTACTGCCGATGCAGATGCCGACAATTAACCCATTTTACTACGCTGAGTTGGTAAAATGGGTTACGGATGGAGAATTACAATACCTCATCCTATGAACCCTTGGTTGCAGGCCAAGCACACCAAAATTTGGAGAGTGATCCGTGAAACTCACGAAGAGAGACCTTACGAGGCGCATTTACGAGACCTCCAATATGATCAATAACGACGAATGGGTAGTCTACGGCCCTTTTCCGGCTTCACACCGCGTAACACGAGTGACCCTTGAGCGCCCGATTTTTGAAGAAGAAAATCTGAACACCGCTTTCAGAGGGCACAGGTTCGACGAAAAACCCCCCGAAGAACGCCTCACGTTGGCGCTGGATACGTTTTTCAGGTTCAAGGCGTACTTTGAGGCGTTTGGAGGCACAAACGGCCTTTTTCGGACAATCTCGAAGGCGATTGCCAATTACATCGCCGGTCACTACTATTCGCCCATGAGCGGAGGCATGGCCATTAGCGATACAGGTTTCCTGCTTGCACTCATGCAACACGCGAATATCGACATGACAACAGGAGTTTATCCAGACGGTGACGACGACAAGTGGCTTACCCTGACGGATTTCGTTACGGAACTTAAAAAACGCTCCAAACACCAAGAATGGGTTCAGCTTTTCAACAAGCTTTTTGAGGGTATCAAACAAGGACGGCTACCCGCGGTTTGTTTTCCTCTGCTTTCCGCAAAAGAGGAGGAGAAAGAGGAGTGAAGTGGCCAAGATAACAGACCAGCAAGTCCAAAAGTACATACATTGTTTTCGTAAGCTCTTCGGAACACTAACCAAGCTGTGGGTAAAAAAATACACACCGCAAACGATAAGGACAAGCGCGGAGACACTCGCGCAGGAGTGCAAAAAGCTTGCCTTGCTGGTTGTTGATCCTGATACCGAACAAATGACTATTGAGCAGATAATAGACCGCGTCGAGGCTTACACAGAGCGAATCCAAACGTGTGAGCAAAACGACGAGGGCATGAAGTTGGGCCTACATATATCGGTAAGTACCCCCACCAAAATACTTTTGTCGGAGTGGGAAGAGTGGAAACTGCGACAGATAGTAGATCAAATCGTAAGCATGTGGGGCACGCCGTAAGATAATGACACAACGTCAAACGATTCAAACATCGGGTGACGCGGGCAAGCGTGTGAAAAGGCTTGCGTTACCCTTCCCACCGTGCTAAACTGCGCACAGTAACCGACATCGACCTGAACAGGTTGTTTTTTCATTGGAGGTAGTGACTATGTCTTTCAGCAAGGCCGACATGCGTTTATGGGTTGGGCGATCCTTGTTTTTTTGGGCGTTGGAACACGGGTACGAGTACATTGCCAAGATCGACCAACTGCGTGCCCCCACGAGCGATATGTGGCGTCCGTGGAGCCGCAACGGTTGCCTGAACCCCTACACCGAACAGCGCATACTTGAGGATTTGAGCCAACACGACGTCAGGTACCGCTTTCGCACACTCCAACCCGCTATCTGGAAAGCTGTACGGTACTACTCCCCTCCGCACATGCTTCGCGACCACGACGTGGAGCACATAGCGGTGCAGGTTGCACAAGCGGTTCTGAACCACGTCAAGATCGACCCCGGCGATACGGACCTGAAGGCGTACATGCTCGGGGAATTGTCCTACGTAACCGAACCGGAAACAGAGGGTGCGGACCTTTCGCTCGATACTGTTTCTGACGGAGAAGAGGACGCTAAACCGAAGAAGGCGAAGAAAACCAAGAAGAGCAAGAAAAGCAAAAAGTAAAAGCGACTACACCCGACGAACAGTCAAAAGGAGTGAGCCATGCGTTATGCCTCGAAAGGACACGTTTGTACAACAAAAGACCGTCTGCGGGAACTTCTGCGGATGGAAGGTCACACGTCTTTTGCCACCGCGGACACAAACCTGATACACGTCGCGTTCGACCCCCGGCGGAAGGAGCACACTTGGGCAATGTGGGATGACTACATCCTTACGACGGCCAAGGGTTTGGAAACCGAAGCCATACAACACAGCCCACAGAAAGTCAGCGCATCGGCGCAGGACTTGATCACGATGGTCTACGAGTCCAATGAGCATATGGTGGAGGACGGTTGGGCCACCCTTTGCGCCATTGACGAGTTGAAATCGCGCCAAGTACTTGGGGAAGAGGCTGTTGGGGTCGCCAATGCTTACCCGCGCAAGCTCGAAAAGTGCGTATGCAGGCACAAGAACGACGGTGTGGATGACTTTGTAATTTACATCCACAAGTGGTCCATCGTAGCGGGTGGTGTTTACAACGTGTTCATTTTCCGAAGTTTGGAGAAATTGGAGACGCACTTGGAGCGGCACGACAGTCTCCACCTTCTCAGTGAGTAACCGCAAAAGAACCCCGCAGGTGCAAACAAGGCTCCCGCGGGGTTCTTTTGTGTCGATTACATCGGCCACAATCGGATTTCATCCCCCTCCATTTCGATGTTGTCCAAATCCGTGCCTGTAGACAAGGCAAGTTCCGTGTTCTTCGGAAGCTTGACCCCCTTGTCCAGTATCCGCTCGGTGAAGATTTGGACATAAGGTCCGGTTTTGGAGACGAATTGCGTGGTCTCCCGATAGAAATGGAGCGACACCACACCGTGCCCGTAGACTTCGGGCGGGTACATGCGCAGAGCGGACCCAAATGTTGCACGGCTGTGCGAGAGTTTGCGGTCGAGATCGGGGATGTCCACCGGGTAGGTGTGTATTTCTTCACCCTCTCTGAACCCTATCAAGCCGTCCGATTCCACAAAATGGTCCACGCCTGCCTTGGCGAGGTTCGCGGAGAGATCGAGGGCCTTGGTGGGGTAGTTGGGGTGAGCGTCGAAGACCTGATCCCGCAGACGTTCGACGATAAGCTCCGGCATGCCGCAGTTATACGCTTCCTGCCAGAATATATCGTCCCGCAGTTCGCGAGCGAGTTCGGTGAGGGCTTCGAAGGTAAACTCCGAGTACGACGGCAGAACCCGCGCCCCGCCGAACCCGTAGAATCCGCAGTACACCAAGTAGTCGTCCTCACGGTCCAGTTCGGTTTCCGCGAGTCTAACGGCGTCGTGCATGTGAATCTCGAACATTGTCTCGTCCTTTCGGTTGTATTGCCTGAGTGAGAAAGTCGTTGCTTATACACACCTCCCGCAATGCTCCCACCCGCAGATGGCGCATCCGGGTCCACAGTACTGGTCTACTTCTTCGTCCTCTGAATGTACGGTCATGTGCTTGTCGTCCGCTCCACACCACGGACAATACGACGCTCCGCAATGTTCGCAGACTGCATCCAGTTCACAGTTAAGCTTGATTTCGATCTTCCCGTCACACTTCGGGCAGTTTGCGTAAGTGGCCATGTTTGTTCCCTTCACGTTGTATCGCTTGACAAAATTACGCGCACGGGCCTGTGTAGCTGTCGTCCTCCCCGCACTCGAGGCACCGACCTGTGACAGGCTTGTGCTCGGTGGTAAGCCCGCAGGCCCGGCAGTAGTAGTACTCGTTGCGGCTGTCGGAGACGGTGGCGAGCGCCTTGCATCCGACAATCCGGCCCTTGTCGTCGCGGACGGTTTCGTCGGGGACGACGAGGTCATGACGGACCTTACAAGCTTCCGCCACGATTCGGGAGACGATGAGCGTAGTACCTCTGACAGGATCGGGGAGGTCGGTGGGCTCACCGGTGACAGCGCGGTTCACGGGGATACCATTGATGTGGTCCACGACCTCGCGAGACATGGACACTCGGGCGACCTTACCCGAGGGCTCTATGGTTTTTAGAGCGTTTCCATTGTCGTCCACAATGTTTACGGCATGAGGTGTCAGGTTGACGAGTTCCATTTTTAGCTCCCTTCGTTGTTTGACCCGATAAAAGCACGGTAAAACCTATTGCCAACGGCGTGCCAAACAGCGAAAGAAACTTTTAAGTCGTTCGTACTTAAAGGTTTGTGTAAATTGCACAAAATACACAAGGAAGGGAAAGACGTCAGGGATTGAGCGGGTCAAATCAATTTTTGACTGGTTGGCTCTGCAAGGATAAACCCCCACACTACTGGGTGGTCGGGAAAATAAATTTGAAAAACCACTTGACATTCCGTCACGGGTGGGGTATAATACAAGTATCAACACAACAAAACCGCGTGGAGACGCGCGGGGACGCCAGAAGCGCCGAGGGTTGGCAGTCAAACCCGATAAAACTGCCCGAGGGGACGGAAAGTTGGAGGTATAGCTACCGACCCTCGACCGTGAAAACCTTCCAAGTGTGAGGTAAGTTGAGGGTATAGCTGCCCACGCTTGCACGAGAAAACTCTCCGGGTGTACGCAGAGTTGGGGGGTACACTCTGTGACATCCGTAATCGGGAAACTCCCGGAAGGCCACCTGAAGAGGGTGGCCTTTTCTTTTTGTTTGCACACCAAAGGGTTACGTCAAAATACCTAAACCTGTCGATCTGCTAAAACTCATATGAAATTAACGCGAAGTCCCAATTCTGTGGTATAATGGGTTCGTTAGTTTGACAACCGGTTGACAGGTGTGCTCATGCGAAAAGCCGCAGACTACGACTTTCCTCACTTGACGATACCGTCAAGGCACACGATCACTATCCCCGACAAAGTCAAAGGTATACCTATCGTTGCGGATACTCATTGTGGCGCAAAGCACGGGATCAACCCCGCAGAGACCGAGTTGGAATCAGGTTCAACCTATATCCCACACAAGACAGGTTTGGAACTACACAAGTTTTGGGATTTTTGTTGGTGGGAGTGGTTGCCTCATGTGTTACGGGTTAAAAAGCTTCAAAACGCTTGTTTTGACGTGGTTCACGTTGGTGACTTCGTCGATGGGAAGAAGCACCCGGAGTTTTTGATTTCCACCGAGATAATGGACCAGATCAATTCTGCTTTCGACCTTTTCTTCCCCATAGTAGATGCCGCCCGTGCGTTTCATATTATCAGAGGTACGCCTGCACATGATGGGCGTGCAGGGCAATACTCCGAAACGCTGGCCGCACGGTTCAAGATTCCGAGAGCGAAACACTCAGGAACGCGCACACATAAATGTCTCACAATCCATTGGCGCAAGCATCGCATACAGTTTTATCACTCTATGGGGACAGGGGAGTATGGTTTGAGAGCCTTGGAGAAAGAGGCCAAGGTAGCGTGGGAAGTGGCTGGACGTTGGGGTGTGGAAGCGCCGCATGTAATCGTTAGGGCACATCGCCACGACTACGCAGGGCTGTGGACAAAGGTGGGCAACAACCATACGTTCTATGCTGTGAGTTGCCCCTGTTGGAAGTTGCCCAACGATTGGTTGCATGACAAACACGTTCCCAAACAGCTTTTACCTATCTTTGGCATCTTGTGTATAACCGAGGATCGGTTTGGTAGGCTGGTTATACACGATATGACCAAATCTTTAGCGTAACGAGGGGGTTAATATGAAGAAAGACGAATCGCAATTACTTTTGGAGCGATGGCTTATCGACGCGGTGGCCATTGCGAAGGACGAAGGTAAATCCGAGGGCTTCACTAAGCGCGAGCTTTTACAAAAGGCCAGAAACGCTGGTATTTCCATTGGGAATGGTCGTTTGGGGAGGCTCTTGCGGGAGGCGGTGGAAAACGGTACCCTGATCGCAAAATTTGGGGAACGCAAAAACGTCCTCGGTATCCCCTACGCCGCCCCTATTTATTGTCTGGTTGACGACAACGAAACGAAGGAGTGACGGGGTGTGAAAATCTTATTGGACCTTGACGGCGTCTGCGTTGATATGATGGAGGCCACTTGTCGCTTATTTGGGGCATCCGGGGAGGTAGTCACTCGGTGGGAAATACACGAATGTCTCGGTGTAACCGCAGAGGAGTTTTGGGGTCGAATAAGGGCCGAGGGTGAGGCTTTTTGGCGTAACCTTGTGACGTACCCGTGGTTTGACGAGATGTACGGGTTGTTGCAGGATCAATTTGACGAGGTAGTGTTTTGCACCGCCCCGATTGACGATCCTGCATGTACTGCTGGTAAGCATGGCTTTCTCCTTGACCGCTTCGGTTCCGCTTTTCGGGACTACGTGTTGACAAACCGTAAGGACTTGCTCGCTTCACCAAATCACATCCTGATAGATGACGCTCTGCACAATGTATCAGCTTTTGTGGCAAAGGGTGGACAGGCGTGCATATTCCCGCAACCGTGGAACACGCAGTCTGCCGCCACAATCAGGGCGGCGTGGTTGGATGATCTTCGCGCAGGGGAATTGCACAGGTGGATACACCCCGGCACTCTGTTGGCCGAGTAAAACCCTTTTCCGATGCCGTTTCCCCGACTTCCCGGAAATTTTTTTGAAAAAGGGCTTGACATTGTGTCAAGATGTGGTATAATACGGGCAGAGTGATACGGTGAACGGCTCCAACCGGAAACAGGAGCCAATAACGGAGAAGGGAGCAACAAATGGCGTGGTACACGGTGGAAAGAGCCTGTGGGCACGAGGAAGAAATCCAGCTTTACGGCCCTCACAGGCAACGGGAATGGCGGCTGGAAAATGTCGAGTCCGAACGCCTTTGCCGGGAGTGCTGGCAGGCCAAGGTCGAGGCCGAGCGAAATGCGGCGGCAGAGCAGGCCGCTACAGAGGCCGATAAGGAAGGCTTCCCCGAGCTTCAAGGCTCGGAAAAGCAGGTGCGGTGGGCACTCCAAATCCGCGCCGAAAGATGGGCCGAGTACTCCGCGCTCCTGCAACGCCTCGACGAGGCGACCCCCAAGAGCGAGAAGGACGAGCGCAAAAAGGCCGCCCTCATTTCCGGCGTGGACGCGGTCATGGCTCGCGACGATGCCGGGTGGTGGATCGACATGCGAACGCTCACCCCGCGCACACTTCTGCGCAGGGTGATCGAGGAGAATCTGATGGCGTCATGAATCATGATAAAAAACGGAAGGCGGTCCTAACGCGGGAAACAGGCTTTCCCGCGTTATGGCTTCCCCCGACAATGGGGGTGTTCACCACGGACCTCGAAATCCGTGAACCGGATTACGAGGGCGGACACGGTAATTCTCTGTGGGTTACGTGTCTGTACGACCACGTTTATGCGTTCACCAAACCCAAATGTGTAGAGGTGTACGAGGCGGGTCTGTTTCGTCTCGATACGCTGGCCTTCGCCCCTGTGTACGGCACAAGCGGAGCGGTTACGGGTTGGGAGTGGGAAGGTACGGGGACAATACGTTTGGAGCCGGTTTTCCGGGCGATATTTGACTCCAACGGCAACGGGCTCACGATGCTCACGACCGAATCGCTGGATCGATCTGTTGTTATGGGCATCATCAATTACATGAACGATACCCGCAAACTCCACAGGGTCATTTTGGCGGGTGAGGTGGACAAAGCCGCACGGTGGGCATCCGCATTACGTGCGGCGTGGTATCGCGTAAACGCATAGGGGCTCGCAATGCTCAAAAACAAACTGTACGTGTACTACAACCCTCGTGAGGGCTGGACCGTGGATTTAGGGGAGTCCGTCGAACCACTTTTCAAGGCGGATTTTGCGCTGGAAATCAGCACGGAGACGACGCCCTTCACCGTCAAGGTGATAAAGCGGCGAAAGGGGGACGAACCGCCGAAAGATTGGGTAGGAGAAATACTGAAAAGACTGGAAAGGCTGGAAAGTTACATAACAAAAGAGACGCCGGAGGATTGAGTGGCCAGCCATGTGGATAAACTGATCAAGCAGGGTTTGATACACGGGCCGCCGTGGTTTCCCAACACTACGCAATGGGAAGTCATAATGGGTTCGGTTGCATACAATGTGTCCAACGACACGAGCGACATGGACCTCTACGGATTTTGTATCCCCCCAAAGCGGATCGTGTTCCCGCACACCGACGGGTTCATTTACGGGTACAACAAGCCAAAAGAGGCGTTCGATCAGTATTCGCAACATGGGGTCGTCGTCCCCGATACCGGTCAGGAGTATGATTTTTGTATCTACTCCATTGCGAAGTACTTCGCCTTGTGTGGAGACAACAACCCAAATATGGTGGACAGCCTGTTTGTTCCACAGCGTTGCGTTCTCCACAGTACGGCAGTCGGGGACATGGTCCGCGAGAACCGCAAGCTTTTCCTCTCCAAGAGAGCGTGGCACAAGTTCAAAGGCTACGCTTACTCGCAGTTGCACAAAATCAAGACCAAGAACCCCAAAAAGGACAGTAAGCGGCAAGCTTTGGTGGAGAAGCATGGGTTTGACGTGAAATTTGGCTATCACCTTGTGAGACTACTTGACGAGGTCGAGCAAATACTCGCCACCGGCGATCTTGTACTCGGGCGGAACGCAGAAGAGATGAAGGCTGTTCGCCGGGGTGAGTGGACGGTTGAACGGTTGGAGAATCATTTTGACGACAAGATGAAAGCGCTTGAGCCTCTGTATGACACAAGCGACCTGCGATACAGCCCTGATTGGGATGCTCTCACAGAGTTGCTACTGAATTGTTTGGAGCACAATTTCGGTAAGCTGTCCAATGCCGAAATTGTACGTTCCGACGCCGATAAGCAGGCTCTTCGCGAAATACACGAGATCACCCGGAAAGCCCTCGACAGACTTTGACGTTGTGTCAAGCGGGAGGGGTATAAATGAAGATATACTTCGGCAAGGAACTACGGGGGCAGGACGCTTTATACCTCTTTGGGGCGGAAGCTTTGGGTCTCGGAGAACCCGAGACATTGTTGTCGCTGGCGGTGCGTAACAGCCGTCAATCGTGGGCTTGGCGACTCTATGGCGTTACTATCGGAGGCTGGTTTTTTGGTCTAGTCACGAGAAAACGTCGGACTCGGCAAGAGGGAGAGGATCGAGGTGATGATGCCATTTAGAGTACACAAGCAAGACCCAAGGGTGAGGATCAAGGTCAAGTATAACAACACTACAGGTGAGTTTCAGGTGGACTTGCACCACGTCACCGCGAAACTTCGGGCTACAGCATGGCACTCTCGAAAAGAGGTGGCCATGCACAGAGCGTTTGCCCAGTTGAACAGGATGCTTCAAAGAAAAGGTCGCGCTTGACACCCTCGGAGGGCTAAAATGACTAAGGCTCTTACCCTCAATCAAATTATGATCTTGCTCGACATCCACCGCGGAACCTATCGCCGCGAAAACCATGTCGGAACGATACAGATGGATTTAATGGCCCTCGAAACGAGAGGGCTGATCGATTGGTTCGTTGGGCGGGGTGGCGATACTGAATACGGTACCACATCCGAGGGGGCCACGTTGGTTGAGCGGCTGAAATCTGCCGCGGCGTGAAACCCTTTTCCAATGCCGTTTCCCCGGCTTCCCGGAAATTTTTTTGAAAAAGGGCTTGACATTGTGTCAAGATGTGGTATACTTCAGGCAGAGTGATACGGTGGAAGGCTTCGACCGGAAACAGGAGCCAAAAACGGAGAAGGGAGCGAGGACCATGAGTTACTTTTACCACAGAGGGTACAGAATCAAGTTCAACGCGGCCTTCCAGCAGGGCTGGGAGAACGACCCCCCCATCGGGGAACTGCCCATCGTGATCCCTGTGTGCAAACAGGGGCGCGAGTTGCCCGATGAAGAGTGCCCGCAGGCGGAGACGCTCGCAGAAGCACAGGCCATGATCGATGCGTGGCTGGATGCGCCGGAGGTCACGTAACCGAGCCCTTCTCATGCCTTGTCCGCTCTGACTTTAGGGTGGGCAAGGCTTTTTTATTTATGAGGGTCACTACACGCATGACCGATAAATTTTTTTGAAAAAGGGCTTGACATTGTGTCAAGCGTGTGGTATACTTCAGGCAGAGTGATACGGTGAACGGCTCCAACCGGAAACAGGGGCCAAAATCGGAGAAGGGAGCGAGGACCATGAGAGGCGGACCCTGTTCGTTGTGCGGCGCACCGACCAAGAGCGACGACACCATGTGCCGCAGGTGCAAGCGCGAAAATCCCGTCATCTGGAGGCACGAGACCAGTTTGGTGGCGGAAATCGAGAAGCTCGACAAAGAGGGGGGCCGCGAGCGCTTCCGGCTCGGGGCGCTCTTTCTCGAGCGGGTGCGCAAATGCGTGCCTGATGCCGAGCGGGAAGGTCTCGGGCGCATCGTCGAAGCCCTCTACGCCCACGCCGCAGGCGAGGATACCTCCAAATTGTGGAGCGCCGAAATCCTCGACCTGTGGGAGGAGGAGTTCGGCGGCAATGACGACTGGACGTTGGACGACATCGCCCGCGTCGCTCGTGAAACAGCGGCCTATGCCTACGGGTGCTGGGTCGCCACCGACGTAACATCGAAAAAATTTCGGGAGGCTCGCCACGCCGCCTACCGCCGCGAGGACGAAATACAGGCGGAGATGGCCTTGGTGTGGCAGGCGGCCCGGAAAACCACGACAGAAGGGAGCATGAAATGAACAGAATGACAGCCAAAAGTCAGGCAGAGCGGCACCCGCGTTTGGCCTATGACTGCTCTATCATCGTGACCCCGCAGGCGAGGGAAAAGCTCGCTTGCGAGGGTCGAGGCAAACTCCCGACCTTCGTCGTGTACCGCACACACGGGGGGTTCGTCCGCCGCAATCTCGTCGACCTCTGGATGCGTGCTACAGAGACCACCCCGGCGGCGCTGGCGGAGCGGGCGGCGGAACTCACCGTCCGCGCCCACGGCAACATCGGACATCGCTACCGGCTCGAACAGGCTGTGGTGGTCATCGTCACGGCAGATATGGCCGATTTTGATGCACATTTCACCGATTGGGAGTGAGTGAAGATGTCCGACAGAGTGAACACGGGCCGTGTGAATCCTGCGGGTGGACCGACAATATACCTGCTCGACACCAAGACCTCAAAGGTGATCGCGGCCCGTCAATGGCGATCCTACGCGACTCACCGCCCACATAATCAATTGGACATACTGCTCCGCGACGCAGGCGCGGAGCTAGAGGCCGTCGATGACAGGTACTATGTGTTTGCCGTCAACGGCTTCAACAACAGTTTTGGGGTCATTACCAAAGAGCACATCGAGGAGATGCAGGCTCTTGGCCCTTGGACTACTGAGGACGAGGGGGAGTGACATGGAAGCGAAAAAACATTACGCAACGGCGGCTTGGGGGCCGACACGGTACCAGCCGTTGACAAAAAACCTTAGCAAGGCGGAGGCCGCCGCAAGAGTCGCCTTTTCTGAGCCGGGGACGGTTCACGTCATGGACCTCAACACCGGCAGGATTCTCGCGCCGGAGGAAGTTGAGGCCGCGCTTGACACCGAAGAGGGTAAGCGCGAATTGAAACTGTGGGAAGGCGTATGGTAAGGGGGAGACAATGGAGATTTTGACAGAACCCGAACGTCCACTTTGCTATCGCTACGAGGTTCCTGAAACCGTACTTGAGGAGGACTTCGACGACCTTGACGACGCTGTGATGGACGGTTTCATAAAATTCCGAGGGGGATGGTACAACATAAACGAGTTTTTACGCTTCGAGGACGGCGGGGAGTTGCACAAAAAGGGGTGGGACGGGTATTATCCCCTAAATGCTTTTGCCGCTGTTTTGGTGCGCCTTTGCGGGGACGATGAAGTCATCATGGGCTTGGCTTTGTGCTAACGTGATAGGATTTGAAAGGGGGCGTCAAATTGAATGTATGAACCTCCGATGAACGATCTCGAAACCTCGGGAACCGAGCAAAAAGGGGGGTGTTAAAATGTAAACCTAAACGCACTCTGAGTACTACGGGGGAAACTGTGACATGCTGTACGTTGTTTGTTCCATATTCGGGGCCGTTCAAACCACGAGCGGCCCCACACTTTACACGAGGGTCAACATGACGCAGAAAGAGATTAACGAAATAAAACTTGCGTTGACAGGCAAACAGAGACAGGTATTTGAGCGGTTTGTGAAGGACTACGAAGAGCTTAAAGAGAGCGTCGAAGCAATGCAGTATCCCGCAGAGGTGGGGGACGCTTTTCTGACGCTGGAAACGGCCAAAGCTCTTGCTCGCAACGAGATTTACGAGGATGAATAATCATGTCCGTTGAATTTCTGTCCGCGTGTCACGAAGCTCTCAGTAGATATTTTGGATACTCACGGTTCTATCCGGTACAGGAGCACGCTCTTCGTGCGGTTGCCGAGGGCGAAGACTTGTTTCTGGTCGAAGCCACCGGAGGGGGCAAGAGCTTGATCTTTCAAATCCCGGCCCGGATAACACAAGGGACTGCAATTGTAGTGTCCCCACTTGTGGCTTTACACAAGGATCAACGAGATGATTGTTTAGCGAGAGGCATACAGGCCGCAATGCTCAACGGTTTGGTGCCCGAGGCAGAGCACCTGAACATTCTGCAAAACATGCAGGAAGGACACTACGACTTGGTGTATGTCGCACCTGAACGCCTGCGGACCAAGCGGTTTAAGGAAGCTCTGCGTCACACCGATGTGAACTATATTGTAATTGACGAAGCACACACCGTGAGCTTGTACGGGCACGATTTCCGACCCGCTTACCGTCACATCCGACGGCACCTTGTGGACAACCTGATTGATGAAAACGGTGAACGCCCGCAGATCATAGCCGTCACCGCTACTGCCACCGCAGACATCGAGCGGGACATTTGTGATTCTTTGGGTTTGGAAGACCCGGCTCGCCTCATAGGTGATCCCATAAGGGAAAATTTGTCATACGAAGTCATGCACGGGGGGAAATACAACGCATGGAACATCGTGCGTGACCTGTGCAAAACCCAAGCGTTTAAGACAGACGCACACATTATCTACATCGGAACACGAAAAGGTGCGGAGAAGGTTGCGGAGATAATTCGAGCGAATACAGCTAACGATGCCGCGTTTTACCACGCTGGGATGCCCGGAGATGCACGCCGCAGGGTACAGGATCGCTTCAAATCGGGGCGTTCTCGTATTATTGTGGCTACTTGTGCTTTCGGCATGGGTATCGACGTACCAAACATTCGCCATGTCATTCACGTCGGCTATCCTAACAGCCTCGAATCCTATACGCAGGAAGCGGGGAGAGCAGGTAGGGACGGCAAACCCTCACGGACTATTCTCATAACGGACGAATTCACGTATAACCTGCGTAAAGATTTTTTGAAGAACGCAAACCCCGCGTATGAGACTTTCGACCTTGTGTGGCGCTACCTGCATGAGTGCGGGGACGTGGGCCAAACCATAAAACAAACTGAGAAATACATAGCGTGTACGTTGGGGAAAGCACTCAAAACCTTTCTGCCCGACATGGCTATCATGAATATCCTGAACATCATGGAACTCTACGGTTTGGTTCAGCGTATTGCACAACCACCTTTGGAATTCGAAGTGACAATCTCTCGAAATGCTTTAGCACACTATGCACGGGAGGCCCACGAGAGGAACGCGGGAACCATTGCGGCTTTGCTGTTGTCATTGGTTGGGCAAAGCGGTCGGCATACTTTGAATTACCGAACTTTGAGGGACCGTTCCGGCCTGCCTACGTCGCAGATCAAACGGAGCCTTACAAAAATCGCACAGAGCGGCGCTGTGGTGCTCGAACCTGTCTTTTTGGGTCGATACACCAAATTGCTCGAAAAAGGCGACCTGCGGCGTCTCCTGCCTCCAGAGGACGTTGCTCGGAAGAGGAGTCGAGAGTCCCAGCGATTCGGTGCGATGATCGAGTACGGCGAGACGATTGACAGAGCAGATCGGGTGGATTTCATCCGCAATTACTTCAACAACGGTCCACAGGCGAAGTACGAAGTGTAGGAGAGCCCAATGGATGCGAATGTGAGGGGTCTGTGTATTAGGAAGGATGACACCGAGAACTGGTACTACGCCGGGGATGCGGCGTTCTATATTTTAACTTACATTGAAATAGCAGGGGCGCGGGTTCCGCGGTACGTGTTTTACAAACCGCGTGAGAAAGTTGATTTTTCAGAGTTTGAAGTGCTAACGCTGGAAAACTTGTGGGGTGCTTCTTCACCCCAACAGGATTGAGCAGAAAGGGTAAGGCATGCACGACAAAAACAGCGGTGAAGACTACATCAACCGGATATTTGGTAACGAGGTAAAGGAGGGAGACGAAGTAATACTCCACCTGTCGGAAGCTCCCGAAGCCGTCAAGGAACAATTCCGCAACGTCCTTGAGCGTGTGGATAAGGACAGGAAACTGATGGAGGAGCTTGAAAGACTACAAAATATGGCGCAGAAGAGCACTCAGTGTACAATCGCACAAATCAGGCTCTTTTGGGAAGCCGTTGAAAAGGCTGTTGGTGTAGAGAAAACTCCCGACGGATTCTCGCGCACAATCAAAAAAGTTGAGGGTGCGTTTGTTGTTGTGGAAGGGCTGTGTGAGTGCATAGCCTGCCGTGCCAAGCGCGGGGATGACGTGTCCTCGGAGGAGGCGGCGAACTTCCTGAGAAATCTCTTGCGGTTTAAGCCGGGTTTCGGCGGCTGACGGGTTGAGCATTTGTTACAAACTGTCCCTTGTGCGTTATCCTTGGCTACAGGGGGATAGTATGAAGGTCTTGAGTCAATGCTTGAGTTGTGGGAAGCTGGAAGAGGTTCCCGAGGTTATCGTTTGGGTACAGTTTCTACCGAAACACCGCCATGTCTGCCGGAGGTGTTCGCAGGAACCTTCCGGCAAGTTGTCTGCCCGTGTGGAATCACTACGCAAGCCGGGGGAGTTTGTTCCTGAACCACGGGATTCTTGACAGAAATTCTGTGGCAAAAGTCTTGACTCTCGACCTGTCGGGGGTGTACGCTGAAAGTGACTTTCGCGCCCCCATTCTTTTTGATCTTTTGATCGTTCTTCAAAGCTAATTTGTATAGTTCTTGATCTAGAGATCATTAATAAAAAAACCCTCTCTCTATAGAGAGAGGGATCAAAAAAAGAGAGAGAAGAGAGAAGACCGAAAGAGAAGTACGATCAAAAGCCCGTGCGCGAGGGGCCGACGCCGTAGTTGACTTTGTGTCAAAAAACGAAGCGAGAGGTCATGCCGAAGAACGAGAGCACCAAACCAAAAATTGAGATTGATGGGGCGTGGGCATTCTTGGAAGGCATCCCCGGTAGGCACCTCGAACAATGCCTCGCGGTTCGTGACCCTAAAGCGCACTTCTTGCAGATTTGCAAGGATGGTCGTTGGGACGGCAAGGTTCGTTTCTACTCCGGCAATCGTTTTCCCGCTGGGTTGGTAGCGCGAGCACAAACGTACTTGCTGGAGTTTCAAGAATTTGCGGACCTTGAAGTCCTCGACCCGTACAGGGTAACGGTGGATTTGAAACGGTTTACCCCGGAGTACCTCCCCGGAATTACCCTGTGGGATCACCAATACGAGGCGTGCATGTCCATGCTGGCACACCCTCGAGGTGTAGTGAAGTCCCCGACCGCATCCGGCAAAACGGAGATAATGGCCGCCGTTGCTCGCTATTTGTGGGAGGAGTACGACGTTCGCACTCTGGTGGTCGTACCGAAGAAAGGCTTGCTTACGCAGACCGTCGAGCGTTTCGAGCGTTACTACGAGGGTGACTTGACTGTCGGACAATGCGGCGATGGTGTGAAAACGACCGGAGACGTGACTGTCGGGACGGCTCAAACCCTTATAGGCTTTAAGCCGAGACGCCGCAAAGGTAAGTTAATACCTGCCAACGAAGATTTAAGGTTTTTGATAGAAGAACAAGTAGATTGCATAATGCTGGACGAGTGCCACCACACCTCGTCCAACAGTTGGCAAGACATAGCGATGGCGTGCCCCGCGCGATTCCGCTACGGTTTGTCGGGAACGCCGCTGAAGGAGAACGAGCTTTCGGACCTCCGGCTTATTGGTGCTACAGGGCCTGTGATTTACAACGTCGAGGCGGAGCACCTGATTGCCGAAGGCTTGGCCGCACGTCCTCGAATTGTCATGGTGATGTCGGATAACGCATCCGGTGCGCGGGGCTCGCTGGGTAAGGTTTGGCGAGAGGGTAAATCCCGCGAATTGGCTTACAAGGCGGCTTACGACGCTGGAATCGTAGAGAACAAACTGCACAACGACGCGGTGGTCAAGGCCACTACGTGGCTGGTGGACCAAGGGCGCAAAGTCATGGTGCTGTGCCGGTACAAGAAGCACTTCCGCACCCTCGAAGCCATGCTTGACGACAAGGGCGTGGACTTCCGGGCGTGCTGGGGGGCAACGACAACCGAGGACCGGCTGGAAGCGAAAAAACTCCTGAACAGCGGGCAGATACACGCCGTGCTTGTGTCCACGATTTGGGACGAGGGCGAGGACGTACCGAACGTGAACGCGATTGTTCTGGCGGAAGGCGTCAAGGTCAACACGAGCGCACTACAGCGCGTTGGTCGGGGCATGCGGCGAAAGGGCGGAGAGGACGTGTGGGTTGTGGATTTCGTACCCGTCTGCCACCCTAAACTCACCGAACACGCCGCATCACGCGCCGAGTTTTACGAAGATGAGGGCTACGAGGTGGCGTTGTTGGAAGATTGGCCCGAGCCGGGATCGACCGAGGGGTTCGACGATCTCCTCCCGTTTTTGAAGTGGGAAGAGGCGATGCAGAAAACTTATGAAGAAGCGTAAACCGTTAAACAGGCACATTTTACACGCGGCACAGGGCAATGGATTCGTAAATACGCTTGACAGATCACAAACCGCGTGCTAAACTTCGAATACCGTAACGAATTTGGCGGACCTGCGTTTTGGGCTGTCCGTCACGCCTGTCCACGCGGTTGACACAATGTCAACTTTAGGGGGCTTAATCGTGACTACCATCACGGCAACACTTGACCGCTTTCTGTTCCAAAAGGACGATTTTCTGATCGCCTACGCCGAGCTTGACATGGCTTCTCTGGACGTTGAAGAGATACCGGAGGAGCCCTTCGGGGGAGTTCGGGTAACAGGTTGGGCGGTTGTTAAGGGACAACACTTCGAGCCTGTTGAGGGGCTCACTTACACGTTCCACGGCGAGTGGACAGAACACCCCAAATACGGTGTCCAGTTTGATTTCGAGACATACGAAACCGAGGCTCCCAAGACCTCCGCCGGTATTTGTATCTACCTGAAAGAGAACGCCAAATGGCTCGGGGAACAGCGCGTGGAAGCGTTGGTGGCCGCCTTCGGTGCCAACACCTTGCACGTTTGCAAGACCGAGCCGGAGACGGTAGCGGCGCATATACCGGGAATCACCCCGGAACGCGCACAGGAAATCCAAAAGTGCCTTCTCGACAATGAGGCCAGCGAAAAGGCTTTGATTGCCGTAGCGGACATTTTGGAGGGGATCAAGGGCGTTTCCAAGGCCATGAAAAGTCGCATGGTTCGAGTTTATGGTGCCAAGACTCCCGAGCTTCTCAAAACCGACCCTTACCAGATGATTCGCAGGATCAGGGGATTCAATTTCGAGCTTGCCGACAAGATCGGAGCCGCCGTCGGTATCCCGCGAACCGCCCCATGTCGAGTAAAGGCTGGGACGTACTACACGCTTGACCGTGCCGCACGGTTTGAGGGACACACCTGCCGTCCTGCGTCCAAATTCGCCCGTGAAGTCGGTCAGGTGCTCGGTTTGTTTTCCCGCATGGTCAAGCCTGTTTTGGAGACCATGCTCGAAGCTGGCGAGCTTGTTGAGGATGACGGCCACATCTACGACCCGTTGGTTTACGCCGACGAGTTGAAGATAGCCACAAAGCTGGCCGAGTTGTTGCAGAACCCCCCGCAGGCCGATTTTGAGGTCACGTCGAACACGTTGGCCGACGACCAGAAAGTGGCGGTCAAAGCGGCGATTTCGTCCCGTGTGTTCATTCTCACCGGGGCTCCCGGCACCGGCAAGACGTTCACGGTGCGTTACCTGCTCGACCAGCCCATGTGTCGGGGCAAGGAAGTGCTTCTAGTAGCTCCGACAGGCAAAGCTGCCCGCAGATTGACGGAATTGACCGGAGAGCCCGCGCACACAATACACCGAGCACTTCAACCCACGTCGGTCACAACAGACGACGTAACTGGCGTCTCAACGTGGTCTTTCGAGTACAACGAGTCAAACCCACTACCGCACAGCACGGTTATTGTTGACGAAGTGTCAATGGTGGACACGAGTCTGATGGCGCGGTTGTGTGAGGCGCTGAGGAACGACGTTCGGCTGATTTTGGTTGGCGACATTTACCAATTGCCGAGCGTGGGTTCAGGTTCGGTGTTGCGGGATATGATACATTCCGGGGAGGTTCCAAGCGTAGAATTGACAGAGATTAAGCGACAGGACGCGGGGTTGATAATTCGTAATTGCCATAGGATTAAGGACGGCACGGACATACTTTTGCCGCGAGATGGCGAGGAGTCGGATTTTGCTTTTGTAGAGCTTGAAGACCCCGATGAAATTCAAGACCTGATTGTGGAATTGGTAACGAGCGTCCTGCCTGCGGATTTCCGCGCTGATCCTCTGCGAGATATTCAGGTTATAACTGCACTACGAGAGCGCTCCGAATTGTCCTGCAAAGCTTTGAACGAGCGCTTGCAGGAGCATTTCACAGGGGAACGTCAGCACGAGGTGGTACAGTTCAATCCGGGCGACAAAGTCATCCAGACCCGCAACGATTACGCGGCGCAGTTGATCAATGGCGACATCGGGTTTGTGTTCGACGTGGACTACAAGGAGCAGACATTGGATGCGCGTTTTGACAACCCTGATAGAGAGGTTACTGTCGACGCTGTTTCCAACAATTTGCAGTTGGCATATGCGATAACAGGGCACAAATTCCAAGGGTCGGAGAATCGCATCATTGTGATTCCGATTCACCCGTGTCTTGGCCCAATGATCACACAACGAAATTGGCTCTACACCGCCGTCAGCCGTGCGCAGGAGATGTGTGTCTTGGTTGGGGTGCGAGAGGAGATCGTTGACATTATTGACCGTAACAAACAAGTGCGCCGAGTTACAGGACTCCAGCGACACTTGGAGAGGATGCTGGCGTGAAAAAGGTTCCGAGTTTGTTTCAGAGGGACTACACAGGCGGTACGCGGCTCGTGAAAGACGAATTGGTGGCGGGTTGCGAGTGGGTTGTGGCTGGGGAAGGCAAAGCCACCGTTAAAATGGATGGTATGGCCTGCTTGGTGTTCGAAGGGAGGCTGTGGCGGCGGTATGACCGAAAGGTTACAAAATCCGCACGCAGGGCGCACGCAAAACATCCAGACAAGCCCTATCGTCTATCAGATTTCAAACCAGCCCCCGAGAGTTGGCGTGAGTGTGAAACGGAGCCTGACGTAAACACGGGGCATTGGCCCGGATGGGTTCCGGTGGACCCGAAAGCGTCGGACTACGGTATGTTTGAGGAGGCTTGGAACCGCGAGCCTTCGTTGCACAATCTTCGAGGTCCGGCGACGTTCGAGTTGGTCGGTCCAAAGGTGCAAGGGAACCCGTATAAGCTCGAGGAGCATGAGTTTTATCGGCACGGGGCTGTTGAATTGCGGGATGTCCCGAGAGACTTCTACGGCCTGCTTCAGTATTTCTCGAGGACCAAAATCGAGGGTGTAGTGTGGCACCACCCGGACGGGCGTATGGTCAAAATCAAACGCAAGGACTTCGGGTACACATGGCCGCCGAACGAAGAAGTCGACGCGGATAGGGATGCTGAATACGGCTTAGGTAGCGAATGAGGTGATGTGGTGGAGAGAACACCTGTGATAGGTGTTGTTCCGCCGTGCTTTGGTGTTGAATTTATTTCCGATAGTGAATCGTGTGTGGAGTGTGGAGAACGGGCAGCTTGCTCTGAACAAGCCAAACGGTGGACCGAACGCAAATCTTTAGCGGAGAGTAAAGCAGCCCTCGAAAGAAGTTTCCGGCCTCGTGCCGACATGTCTTTTACAGACCTCTACATAACACTCCATACACAGCATTTCGGACAACCGCCTTCCGAGAAAGTTTTGCGGTCAGATCGTGCTCGGAAGTTGCTCAAGAAGGCGGAAGACTACTGCACGGTGAGCGGAGCAGACCGAACAACGTACATCGCGGCGCAGATGTGGATGCTTTTTGATGCGCCCCAAGTCGAACAATACGGCTTTCAGCCGAATTTGCTTTTAGGTGAGAAGGCCAAGGCCCGTTACAATATCTTTTTGCGGCGTGCTCACAGGCGTTTTCGTCGCGGATATTACGACGTGTACAACGAGCGGACACTCGCAGGGGTGTTGCGCAGGACGTTGTACGAGGACGAGTTTGAGGTTGGTTCTTACTACGTCCGGTTGCACATGTTGGGCGAGAGTCCGGCGTGGAAGGATGTTGTTTTGGATTGCAACCCTTCGTGGGATTGGCGCGTGTTGGACGACAGAAGCAATATGACCCATGCGTACAAGGCACGCCGACGAAATCTCGAAAGGGAGTTTTACCCAGCATTACTACACGCCACCAAACGGTTGGTTGTTTTACAGGCTGCGCACGACGTGGTGGAAATGTTGTGTAGTGGCTTGTCAGAGTGGTTGGGCTATCACGAACCGTTTAGCTGGTATGGTTTGGCTTATTTTCTCCGCAACCAATTCGCAGACGTGAAACCAAAGGCGCGAGGGGATTTGTCGAATGTACCCGGCAAAGAGTGGGGGATCGAATGAGTGACGTAAAACAGGCAGGTACCTACGACGTTCAGTTCGGGCGTGAATTCCAGAAGCACGTTTTGGAAGTGGCGTTGCGCATACCGAGTTTTATCCCGCGTTACAGAGCCGCGTTGGACCCAGCGTATTTCGTGTCCGACTTGCACTACACAATCGCGAAAGCCTTGTTTCAGCACCACGACGAGTACGGCAGTCTTCCGGGGCGTGCGCTCATGACTGAGTTGGTCCGTGAGATCGCGGACGACGAGAAGATGCTCGATCTCGAGGCACTACTTGAGAATATGTACAAGGCCGACGTTTCAGACGCTGAAGCGGTTATGGACAAGGCCATCAATTTCGGCAGACATCAAGCTATGATCAATGCCATTATTGAGGGTGCGGATATGTTGGAGCGGGGCGACAGAAACGTGATGCCGCTCATACAGGACGCGCTCGCTGTTGGTGAGGATTTGACCGACTTGGGGTTGGAGTACGCGGATACCGAAAGCAGCAGGTATGACTACTACTTGCAGGGTGAGCATATCGGGGAAACCGTGCCAACAGGGTTGGTTCACTTGGATCGGGCACTCCGTGGAGGTCTTGGCCGTGGGGAGTTGGGTGTTATTCTCGCACCACCCAAGCGCGGCAAAACGACGCTCCTGATTAATTTCGGTTTTGGTGCGTTGTTGGCGTTGTGGGGTTACAACGTCGTCTACTACACTTGCGAAATGAGTCAGGACAAGATCGGGCGTCGCTTCGATGACCGTATTGCAGGTGGGCGTGTAGGGTGGAAGTACACCAATCCGAAGAAGTACATTGAGTTGCTGAAACAGCGCACGAAGGCGTTTGTCAATGGGCGGCTTTTCGTGAAAGGGTATTCCACGCGCAGGGCGTCGGTGTCCACTTTGCGTTCTCACCTCTCGATTTTGGCGGCGAATAGCTTCCGTCCCGATCTCGTAATCGTGGACTACGCGGATATACTCAAACCCGACAGGCGCTTGGGGGAGATGCGGCATGAGCAGGCCGGTATTTACGAAGACCTGCGGGCGCTTGCGCAGGAATTTGATTGCGCTTTGTGGACGGCGAGTCAGACCAACAGGCAGGGAGCTTCGAAAGAGGTAGTCACAATTACAGACTTCGGTGAGAGTTTTGAGAAGGCCGCGATTGCTGATACAGTAATAGCTTTGTGTCAGTCACCGGATGAAAAAGCCGACGACCTGTGCCGTATTTTCTTCGCGGCGTTGCGCAGTTACGGTGACGGCAGGACTGTGGATTGCGAAATCAAAAGGGACAGGTGCTCGATAAAATCCGTTGCACTACTGGACCCAACCGGAAAAGCCATTTTATCCAAAGCAGAGGAGGCAGAGGGCCTTCAGACTCGACGACCCGAGGGCGACCTTCAAAAGCGTATGAAGAAAGAAGGTAGGGTGCTTTCAGAGAAGAAAGCGGGGGGCAGGAAACGGAAAAAGAAGGCTAAGAAGGTGAGCAAAAAGGTGAAAAAAGTGGCCGACATCCGAGATTCAGACGACGAGGGTTGAAAAATGAAATTGCGCAGGTCCGGGTTGGTGGAGTATTTGGATAGGCGCTTGGGCAGTCACTTCGGTGACGGTCCTGAGTATCAATGGTTCTGTCCTTTTTGTATCGATCACTTGGGTAGCGAGTCCACCAAACGCAAGCTGAATGTGAACAGTAAAATGCGGGTGGGGCATTGTTTTAGGTGCGGTTGGAAAGGTGGCTTGGAGAAACTTTTCCGGGATATGAATGGCGGCTTCTTGTTGATTGAGGAGTTCGCGATCCTGAAAAGGGAAGTCAAGACCGTGCCGCCCAAACAGGTCAAGACTACGGTGAGGGAGATTCTTTTTTCCAAGGCGTCACCGACGACCGAACGTAAGCCTGTGAAACTGCCGCGGGAGCACATACCGTTGTATGAGGACTTGACAGCGCGTCAAAAAATAATGTGCCGTCCAGCTTTTGTGTACATGGAAAAGCGGGGCGTCAGCGCTGAAGCTGTGCAAGCCTTGCGCTTGGGGTATTGTCCCACAGGTGACTACCAGAGACGTTTGATTTTTCCTGTGTATCAGGGGGGCGATCTGGTATACTGGACGAATCGGTTTTGCGGAAAGGCGTACCGAAAAACCAAGAACCCGCCAAATAAAGAAGGGCATTACACCGCGCAAGAGTGCTTGCTCAATTACGATAATGCGTTAGGGGCAAGGCTTGTGGCTTTGGTGGAGGGGCCTTTTGACGTTCTGGCCTATTGGTATAATGGGATACCTGCGCTCGGGCTCATAGGTAAGCGACTAAGTGAGCGACAGGTGGCGCTTCTTACACGGTTGGCGGAGCACGGTACACGGGAGTTTGTTATTTCGTTGGACAGCGATGCCTCACGGGAGAGTGCGGAGTATTACAACCTATTGCTCGGGCGCGTCCCGAAAGTCTCCGCGCTCTTGTTGACACATGGCGATCCCGATGAACGCCGAGAAGAGCTACGGGATTTGTTACAAAGCCGTGGAGAGCCGTCAGTTACGTCAATAATCAAAGCCAGATTTAATCGTTGATTTCCCCGGTCAGCGTATAATTATGGATTTTTTACTTGACAGCGGGCGGTTTATGGGGTATGATTGGGGTGGATGATAAAAAAAGGAGCGAGACGTGAGAAAAGCAAAACGCAACACAAAATTTCGGCAGGCTGTACGTTCCGTGCCGGATATGCGCGAACTCGAGAGGTTGAGTCCGGGGTTCAAGCTGCCGCAGACACCAACACAGCAATACACGGACGCAGACGCTTTTCATGACGCTCTGCGACAGCAGGACGATGCGCTGGCGTTCGTCAACGGGCGGTACGTTCAGAGGATCGGGTTGGATGGTGCCGTTGCAGGTACCGACTACCGTCTCACGCCCGAAGCCTTTGACGACATTTGTCGGTTGGGCAAAGCACCGAGTAAATTCGTTGGTGATTTGGCACAGTACAACCCCGAGTTGGCGTTGGAGGTGTTGTACGAGATCATCAACGGGCCGTTTCACTCTCGGGATACCGATTTGATCGTGGATACCCGAGATGGGCTTGTGTTGGCGGCAATCGACGCCGACAAGCACTCATGGGTACAACCCCTAGATGTGTTCGAGTCCGCGGTGACGGCTATCACATCCACGGAACTTTCAAGAGGGTGGGTAGAGGGTGTTCGCATGCACTTTTCCTTGCTCTCCCCGGAGTGGTTGGAGCCTCGTGACGGAGACAAGGTGCGTTTTGGGGCGTCCTTCGACGTGGACAATTCGATGGGGTGCCAAGCTTTCGTTTCGGATTATTGGGAGCGGTTGCTTTGCGCCAACGGTATGACGGGCTCCGATAAGGTGTCCACGACCAGAGTGGACTACGGTAAGACCGCCGATCCCTTGATGATGGTGCAGAGGGCGGCAGTTACCGCAGGTGCGCGAGCTAGGGAATTACTGCCGGTCATGGAGAGTGCGGCAACCCTGATACTCCCCGGTGAGGGGTTGGAATTGATGGAAGGGTTCGTCGCGGGGCACAAGAACGGTGGAAAGAAAGTGGCGCAGAAGGTGATTGACCTTGCGGTGACAGAGGCGCAACATGAGGGTCGCCACGCGGACGAGGTTACGATTTGGAACGCCGTGAATGGGATCACGTACTACGCACAGCACGAAACCAAAACGATGAAACAGCAACGCAAGCTTGAAGAGCTTGGCCACGAGGCCCTGTTGAACTTCGTGGATGCGTTCAAGCCTGCGGCATAATTGAAAATCGGCGGGCACCGCCCTTCTCCGAGGAGTAATCACTCTAACCAAGTGAAGGTGCCCGCTTGTTTATTCTTTTGGGGGCTACACATGAAGCGTGAAATTAAGCCTGTTGGAAACCGTCTGCTCATAAAGGTTTTGGAGCAGGAAAAAACCCGTGGAGGGATCATCCTCGCCAAGAAACACCAGCGGATCGCGTGGTGTCGCGGTAAAGTCGTGGCGAAGGGTCCGGGGTACCACAATCCAGAAACCGGAGAGCTTGTACCCATTGCCGACGTGGACGTCGGAGATGAGATCATCTACGAGAAGTACTCCGGGGTGGAGGTCGCGGTCGATGGTGAGGAGTACCGCATGATCCAGCGAACTTCTGTTGTGGCGGTTGTTGGTGCGGACGACCACGTTGTCCTTGAAAATTGACACAACGTCAAGGAGCACCCATTATGCTGTTCAACTACTACCGTTGTTGGGTACACCTTCGAGGTTCTTGGAAGTGGAACGAGTGCGCTACGTTGGCAGAGGCCGCGAAGGGTCTGACACGCGACATCGAATTTGTTGAGAAGCTAGACAAGCCACAGTATGGAAGAACTGTGGCCTATTTCTCGGTATACAAGAGCGATTCCGGGGCGTTTGAGCGTCATTTGGAGTCGATGGGCGATGCCGTGATTGCGTGGGGTTGGAAGTGTTAAGGGTCAATGACAGAAAGGGTGAGGGCTATGGAGAAAAAACCTGACGAAATCACAATGGACGAGATCAAGTTTGATCCCGAGGTTATCCATCAATCGGACATTTTCATTGGCGACCCCTGCACCATCCAAGTTAGGTCGAGTGAGGGTTTGCGTTTTGCGGTCATCCCCTGCGGAAGGGATGCAACCACTACAACACTCACAGAATTGGTGGAGGATTTGCACAAGCTCGCACGTAAACACAAGTGTACCATCATCTGCGGTGAGCAGAGACAAGGTGGTGGGCGCTCGGAAAGCATTGAGTGTTAAGTCATGATTTTGAAGAGTGACTTTCACGATTACTACGACCACATGTTCGACTTGCCGGGTTTTGCGACAGACCGGTGCGTGTTCGAGCGTTACACTTACGACGGTATGACCAGACCTGAGATGTTTGACTTTATGTCAAAGGCGGGTTTGAGGGTGCCTTTGTACGGGCCATACTGTGAAGTTGCAAAAGAGGTAGACCACGGTGTTGTGGCGTTCCTTGACATACAGAAGCATTGCGGGCACGGGAAGGTTTTGAACCCCGGTTTACACGAGCCGTATGTTACGGCGGACACCTTCGCCGTGGAGTACATCCCGCCCGCAGATTTGAGAGGTAACGGTGATGGGTATGCGTCGTGGAGTTTGCGGCTTTTGGTGGTCGGTTACAGAGTGTTTGAGTTGTTGTATGCGAGCCGTCGTGATTGGCGGTCTAACGTGGGAGACGGGGACATAACATTGATAGGTGAGCTTTTACGCTATCCCCGCCCTGCGTGGGCTCAGAACTACCCACTCTGTGCCATTGACTTTGTGATACACCGGGATACTTACGAAGCCTATGCGTTGGATTACAATATAGCCCCCGGTTTGAGAGGTACGGGGATAGAAGAGCGAATGAACGCGCAGGAGATATTCGAGGAGTTGAAACCGTTCATTCGCAAACAAAGTGCTCATTGACAACGGTGGAGTTGCCAACTTGGATGTTGGGCGCAACATGAGCGCGGCTTTTAATGCCATCATGTCGGGTCCGGGTGTAAACTTAGGAAATACGTGCCTCCGTGACTGCTCTTACTAGTGGGGTAAGGCGGTGGAACAACACGTAGGACTTTTGGAGCGGAAGCCCCAAGAATGGTACCATTCTTGACAAGCCTTACGTACCGACGGGTACACCAGAACGAGGCGGACTACGTTAGCTTTTAAGTGACTCTTGAATAGAAGTCCCTCTTAAGGGAGAGGCTAAACCCCTACCTGTTCGAATCAGGGCTCCACCTTAGCGTCTTAGAGACACCTTCCAGACGTGCTTGTGGCAGGCTCAAAGAGGTTGGTGGTTCCCGCGCTAGTCGCGGATGCCTCGGCCACCAACTAAGGTGTGACAGCCGGGAGAGACCGGCACTTGACAAGGTGGCAGATGGAATGCGGAGCGGTCAGTATAACCCGAATCGAAACTACCGTTCCGAGCATCAATAGCCTGTGGAGCCGCGGCAGAGAAACAGGTGAGTGTAAGTCTCAAGTGGGTTCGACTCCCACCCTTGTCATAACGAACTAAAGGGATTTTAGTAAGTCCTTCCCTTATTCAAGTTTAGGCTCATTTTCTTTAATAAGAAAAACACCACGGTTTGGTAGGGGTTTAGAGTGTCGAACGTAACGAAGGAATTGGAGTATACGTGTGAACGTATGCTAGAAACACCAAACCCTTCAGGGAAGGTTTTGGGGGCTTCCAAAGGATACCTTACCGCGTACAGTAAAATGGACGAGGTGTTGCAAGAATGGGTTGGCTTTGCCCCTGTCTACAAGTTCATGGATGGAATTTTTGAAGCCTTCACCTACACGAGTACTTTTTCTGTGGCTGGCCCATGTTTTCGTGACCTCGAAGTGCATGGAGACGCCGGAGTTACGTTCGCGTACTTACCCGGAGTTGTTTTCGGTGCTGAGTTAGGGTTCTGTGGTTTGGTTGCGCGTCGTGCGCCGCGGCATGAACGTGAAGCGCTAGAATGGCTTACGGCCTTTTGGGATAAAGTCGGCAAACCGGAACTCGAAGGAGAGAGACGGAGGGCAGACCTCTGCAAACCTATCGGTCGGCATGATGTAGTGCTTCATGGTTCTTGTTATGAGGAAATCGTGAACGACGTGGAGCAGTTTTTGGCTAGCCGCAAATTATATGAGGAGGAGTTAGGGATACCGTGGAAACGGGGGTTGGTATTCCACGGGCCGCCGGGTAATGGTAAAACGTGTATGATACGCACCTTATCACAAATTTTCAATTTGACCGTCCGCGATGTGATGGATTACTACTCCCGAGGGCGGTTGGACTTTGATCAGTTGGTGAGCACCGCGTCTGTCTGGTCATATTTCGACGACAGTAACGCGCTGACCGCTAGACCGCGAATAGTCGCGTTAGAGGACATTGACAGACTCTCACATAGGACATTGGACGGTCATCAGGCATTGGATTTACGGGAGCTGTTGAATGCTCTGGATGGTATTACCCACGTTCGTGGTGTGTTATTCATTGCTACCACGAATAACCCCGAGGATATTCAGGACGCCGTTATGAACCGCCCCGGACGGTTTGACGCTCGTTACGCTTTCCCTAGACCGGGGGTGGAGGAGGCCGAGAGGTTTTTGTCCTCCCGTCGTTTGTGTGTCCAAGGGGGTGAACACGAAGAGGGACTGCACCAGCTTGCGGAAACTGCGGTGCAGAAGAATATGTCATTTGCACATCTACAGGAATGGGTGATACGTATAAAGCGTCTGCATGGTTGTAATAAAGCGCCTTTGGATGCGTGTATGGAGGTGGCGAAGGGCATTACAGTCGATGACGATGAATTGACCGACAAAATGGGTTTCCAGCACGTTTTGGAGGTGCCCCACCCAAAGCGTGCAAGACCCCCTTTCAAACACATGCGTTATACCACGTAGTCAATGGCTCGGACAAATCCCTCACTAATACAGTTGGTGAATGGTGTTGCCCATATCCATTTGAAAAATAGCAAAAGACCTGCAATTGTGGATGTGGATATGCTGGACGTGCTTGCAGGTTGGCGCTTTTTTGTGAATTGGGTTGATCGCAAGCGTGGTATAGGTTGGGTTCGCGGGTACAAAAACGGTAAAAGTGCGTACATCCACCGGCTTTTAATGGACGTTCCAGAGGGTTTCGTGGTGGATCATGTAGACGGCGATACCCTTAACAATCGTTTGGAGAACCTTCGGGTTGTGACACCACAAGAGAACGCACAAAACAAGCGGTACACGAGGCACCACTTCAAGAGTGGTTTGGTTCACGACGGAGACGGTCGTTTGAGGGTGATAGCTGTGAAGTTTGGTGTTAAGTTGGAGCGATCATTTTTGGACTACCAAATGGCGCTGGCCGCACGAAAAGAAGTCACAAAAGCGCAATCGGTAGACGCTGTTCTCGTTGTTGCCAAACAGGGTGGTTGGTTTGTGGAATGCCCGAATTGTGGTGTGGAGAGCGGTGTAACGCGGTGCCGTAAGTGTGGGAAATTGTGCTGTGAAGCATGTGTTGTGTTTGGAGTATGTGACACTTGCGAGCAAGAGGACTATTGAAGGGGGTTGTTCACAAGGCAGGGCATCGAATTAGGGTTTTAGAATTGGAGAGTTGGACATGGCGAACAAGAAGATTTTTAACACACTACGGGCTGCAACTCCGCAGGCCGACACTCGCAACAGCGCGGGCGGGATTGCATTTGTGCAGACCCCGAAGCTGGCGCTTGCACAGGGTGTCTGTACGTTCACGATCCAAGACGGCTTCTACAACACCGCCGAGGACCAGCTTGCAACATTCCTGCGTTTGGCTGACAATGTCGATGCTCTTTTTGAGGCAAAGGCGGCTGTGTATGGGCGTGAGATGGCTAAGATGAAGGACGCTCCTGTGGTCCTTTTGGCGCACTTGTTCAACCGCGACAAGGAACTCGCTGAGAAGGTGTTCCCTCGAGTGGTTGACAACGGGAAGCAGCTTCGCACGTTCGCGCAGGTCGTTCGTAGTGGTGTATTGGGGCGCAAGAGCTTCAGCAATGCGGCTCGGAGGTGTATGGAGCGATGGTTCGCAGACCGCAAACCCGCTACCATTTTCCGTAACAGCATGGGCAAGAACCCTTCGCTGGCGGACGTGATCCGCATGGTCCATCCAAAGCCTGCCACGGCAGAGCACGAGGCGCTTTTTGGGTACTTGGTGAACCGCCGCAAGGGTGACTACAACCGTGAGATACTTCCGACGGTGGTGAAGGAGTTCGAGGCGTTCAAGCGCGGCGAGTCGGACAAACTCCCTACGCTCCCGAAGGCGCTTATCGAGAACCACCTGAAAAAGCCGGTCCATTGGGCGCAGATGCTTGAGTTTGTGAGTTGGACGTGGTTGCGGATGAACCTGAACGTGCTCGCGAGGAAGGGTCTTTTGCAGGAGCCCAAGGTGTGCGCTACGGTGGCGGAGCGCCTCCAGAATCCGAGTGATTACGACAAGCAGAAGTTGTTCCCTCACCACTTATTGGCTACTTACCTCTTCGCGAGGGAAAACCTGCCGAGGGCCGTGTCAGATGCTTTACACGCTGTGATGGGTGGTTTGATCGAGGAGATGGAGCCGTTCTCGGGACGCACCATATTGGGGGTAGACGTCTCCGGGTCAATGACGTGGACGCCTGTTACCGGGATGCGACGCAACCAGTCGTCGGAGATCAAGTGTGTTGATGTCGCCGCGCTGTTCGGGGCGATCTTTCTCAAGAAGAACCCGGACACGTTGGTTCTCCCGTTTGATGGGCAGTTGCACCTCGATGCTGCCTACGGAGCGGAGAAGCTGGAGCCTCGGGATACGGTATTCACGCTTCAGAAGCGGCTTTCTGCCTATGGCGGCGGTTGTACCTACGCGCATCTGGTTCTTGACCACATCGTGGAGAAGAGGGAGAAAGCTGATCGGGTGATTGTGCTGTCTGACATGGAGGTGTACGGCATGTGGGATGCCTCATACGCAGGGGTTACGCATCCAAGAGGTGAAACTACACCTATTATGGGGCGGTGGCTTGATTACCGACGGCTTTGCCCGGATGCGAAATTGTATTTCGTTAATCTGGCAGGCTCGACTACTACAACACAGGCCAAGGGCAACGAAGTGCATTACATCGGAGGGTTCAGCGATGACCTTCTGCGTGTCCTTGGAGGCGCTGTGGCAAACGAGCAGGAAGCACAGCCGCAGGAAGGTCCAGAGTTGTGGCTCAGTCGGATCGAGGCTGTGGAGATATAAGCGGGAAATCGTGTGACATCTTTGCGTGATGCGGTAATTGTAAGGTTGTAATACTGCTCTTTAACAGTTGACAAAAGGGCCGAATGCGGGTAGGATTACATTCCCAAGTAAGGAGGAGGACGTGGGTTCAAATCCCATCAGGAGGGAAACCTCCTGTAGCTCAGAGGTAGAGCGCCAATGACTCCTGCTCATCCTTGTCGGCCCAAAACAAATAAGGGTAGATGCTGGCAGAGCTACTTTGCTTGGAAAGCCGGAGAACGCAGGTTCGAATCCTGCCCCCCTCACTTACGAGGGGGTGGCCGAGTGGTTAGGCCCCGTACACGTTCTCTGTCAATACTTGCTGCCCTTTCATATTGAACCAGATGCCGGAGTGATTACAATCACCTGACTCATAATCAGGGCTTAAAAGCCAATCACTACGATCCTTGCTGGTTCATTTGATTGCGGGGTTGAGGAGTCTGGTCGCCTCGCGTGCCTCATAAGCACGAGTACGTCGGTTCAAATCCGACCCCCGCAACAACTACCCGGTGCGACTTTTCAATAGCACCAAGAAGAGGGATACACCCTTGGACTCGTCTGGACCTCTTACTCCTCCCCCACCTTCAGTTTTGGAGCGGTGGCCTAGTCTGGTTAGGGCGTCTGCCTTACAAGCAGAACATCGTGGGTTCAAATCCCTCCCGCTCCACCAACCGGCATTAGTTCAGCTTGGTTTAGAATACCGGATTGTCGATCCGGTGACACGGGTTCAAATCCCGTATGCTGGGTAAGCTGTTTTGGAAGAACGGTTACAGGGTTACGCAATCAGACAGGAGGAGGACGATATGGGTGAGATTTATGTGATTCACTTCAATGCTGATGTTGTGGGCACCAAGACCCGCGCGAACTTTCAGAAGATGGTGCCAGAGAACTTGAGGCCCTACATTTGGGCTGAAATCGAGAAAAAAGGTGTTCTGGTGCTCTCCCCTACGAAAGATCACCCTTCCTTGAGCGAAGGGGAACTACTGGACACCGCAGCGGAGGGGGTGTACGACGCCCTCTTCGAGGAGTGCGGCGAGGACGCCGTGCCCGATTAACACCCCCTTTCCTCATCCTTGACGGGCGGACTGTTCGAGTCGGGCCGGTGTAATACGGAGAAGAGCATGTGCAGAGCGTTCTAAATGCCCCGGTGGTCCAATGGTTAGGACGGCGGGCTTTCAATCCGCTAATCGAGGGTTCAATTCCCCGTCGGGGTACTTATACACACCCGTGGCCAAATTGGATTAAGGCGGCTGGCTACGGACCAGCAGATTGAGGGTTCGAATCCTTCCGGGTGTGCCAACGCGCGTTGGAGTCAGAGGTGGTAAATGTTGTGGACGTTGCCAAAAGGTGAAGCCCCCCAAACGTGCAATGAGTGTCCCGCTTTTGTGGACTCGCGTAAGGTTGATCAGAACGCAGAGCCGAGAGACACGTTGGATGGAACGATTTGGGGGAGTGGGGTACCGGTGGGTTTCTGTCGTTTCACAGGCGTCTACATTAACCGTCCGCGTTGGATTACTGACCCCGCTTTTAGGAAGAGAGGGGCTCCCGGATGGGTGCCTCGCTGTCGTTACTACGGATGCCCGTTCGATACTGACCCTTCTTTTGACCCCTTAACAGCGCCGGTGTTCATTTACAAGGCCGGATAGTTCAGTTGGCAGAACGGTTGGCGAACACGCTTCGTCTGACTTGTCGTAGGTTCGAGTCCTGCTCCGGCCCCCAAAAAAGTAAACGAGACGGATAGAGGGAGCGTGTTCCGAGTCTGGCCAAAGGAGTCGGGCTGTAAACCCGATAGTCGTATTGACTTTCGCTGGTTCAAATCCAGCCGCTCCCACAAACTACGCCGAGGAGGTACCGCCGGTGACTGACGCAGAAACCGAACAGGCCATAACAGAGGCGAAAATGCTGGGTGCCGAACCCTGCATGTGTGGAGCCCCGCCGATGTTGATCTGCGACGAGTCGCGGAGGGGGCAGGGTGGAATATGGTTGTTTCTGTGTTGCTCCAAACACGGACAAGGATCATATAGAGAGCACACGTTGCATGTGAGATACGCCGACAGCAAAGCCGATGCGGTCGAGAAGTGGAACAAGTGGTCAAAAATGACGTGGGCTGGATAACTGGTGCGGTAGCTCAACTGGTGAGAGCGCGTGCCTTATAAGCACGAGGTTACGGGTTCAAGTCCCGTCCGCACTACAAAAGGAAGGTTGGCCGAGTCCGGTTTATGGCGTCGGTTTTGAAAACCGAAGACCGAGAGGTCCGTGGGTTCGAATCCTACACCTTCCGCAAATGTGAGAGTGACAAACGGGGCCTTAGCTCACTTGGGAGAGCACCACTTTTGCACGGTGGGGGTAGTGGGTTCGAATCCCACAGGCTCCATAAGACGATGTATACGGGCAGTAGCTCAACTTGAGTGGAGCACCCGGTTTGGGTCCGGGAGGGTGCAGGTTCGAATCCTGTCTGCCCGACAAAATAAACCCGCCAGTTTTCGCAACCCCCAGTAATTTTTCCTAAAAAGAGCTTGACGCAATGTCAAACGTGTGGTATACTCTTTTCGAAGGGTATGATTTTTTGTTAAAGGGGGATCGAGGTGGACAAGCCTTCTTACAACGACATGATGCAGGACGAAGCGGCTGCATACGGGTATTCGGTGATCGGGTGGGCGAAGGTGCGCAGACGCCTCAAGAGAGCTATCAGGCAGGTTGTTGGAGACGGTATGTGTGCGATTGATCCTCAAGCACCCTACGCGGCGCTGGTGACTTTAGCCAAGGCTTTGGGTGTTACTCTACCGGACGATATAGGGGGGCAGAATGGGTGATTTTTCACAACGCTACATCGTGATTCAATGTTGGGAAAACGAAGAATCCGACGCGGAGGTGTACCTTGACCGCAAACAGGATGCCCTCGAGTACATCGACGACAATCTAAAGCGGCTCGAGGATGGTCATTGGTACGAGATGGTGGATCGGTTTGCACAGAAGGGTTGTGCAGAGCGTTGGTGCTTCAACAAAGGGGGCGGGGGTAAGGTTGTCTCTTGGAAGGCGCGGCAATAAAAAAAAGAGGTGCCGAGAGACCTTTTTGAAAACGGAGCCATCATGAAAACTTACGGCATAGGCCAATCCCCGAAGGGTAGAGCTATACATTTATCGCTTCAAACGGATAACGGAACAGCAAAATCTGTTTGTGGGAGAACCTTGCGAGTGGTTGATCAAGTCTCACTCCAAGGTATAAAGGAATCTCCCCTGTACCATTTTATTTGCTACGACTGTTATCGGGCTGTTGTTCGAGAGCAGAAAAGCGGATCAAGAGCAAAGAAGGTGTAATATCTTCCGATTCTGAATAGCTTTGTTGTTGGATTATAAACAGGAGAAAAGCAATGGAGCATCTTTCTCGCACGCGCTTTCCTTTTGAAAGTTACGGTCCATACTCGTGCGGGATAGGCTCCATTTATGAGGTGACGATGGGAGGCATTCTCGCACCGGGTATTCGTGTGCTTGGGTATCGTGATGCTGGTGAGATAGATGTTCGACCGCGACCGGGAGAATTTGTGGTGCTATTTTGGAGTGGGGGGATCGAGGAAGAATTTTGGTTCCACCTCGATAAAACCGAGTTTGAGCGTTTGAAATCAATGATGCAAGAATGAACTTTTGGAGGACTACATGGATTGTTCCAAGAACGAAGCTCAAAATCCGCCCTTCTGTGTTTATCGTCTTTTCCAAGATGTTGATAAGGTTTTCGAGATAATTAAGGACTATAGGAAGGAGTTCCCTTGTAGGGATTTCCTTGATATGGATGCTATTATACCCAAAGTAGTGAAGGAGGTTTTTGATCTAGCTTGGGAAGGTTTGACCAACGAAAACCAAGGGCTTTTCCAGTATTCTGTTTTGACCTTTTTCCGCCGCTTTGTCTTTCCGTTTATCTGCGTGGATATTCCAAAGGTCGTTTTCACCCCACCCGTTGCCGCTGACAAAATTGAATTTGATTGTTATGTAACAGGCGAAGGTGAGGTTAAGTTTCCAGAATAGTTCTTTGGGGGCATGGTGGAATTGGTAGACGCTCGGGCCTTAAAAGCCCGTGACCGAAAGGTCGTCCGGGTTCGAATCCCGGTGCCCCTACTCTAATTGTTTTGTTGGTGATTTTTGAGGTCATTGCCTTATGTCACAAAATGAAGTCTTGGGATGCCCCGGCGGATGTCAGGGAACTGGGTATCTAGTGTATTGGAAGAAGCCCTCAAGTGGTCCAATATGCGAAGTGTGCAATGGAAAAGGCTACATAGAACCGGGCACAGAGGAGTATAAGAGAGCGCTTTTGGCTCAATGTCTGGATGCGTTGGAGGGAGCCGACACCTTATCAGCTAAATGCGCTCGTGAGATGATCCATATGGAGACACGGACACTACGAAAGGATTTGCCATCTTTAAGGAACGGTATATTGTTCATCACCGTTGAAAAGGCAAAATAAGAGTCAAGCCCTGTGGCCCATTGGTGATGGGCAAGTGTTGAAAGTGCGCACCAAGGGATTTCCCTTGCTACACTAGAAGCAGGTTCGATTCCTGCCGGGGCTACTGAAGGAGGACGAGATGCGGCATATTTGGCGTTTTTGTAAGTGGGTGGCGTCAATCCTTGGATTGAGCAAGAAAAGCAAACCTCGGACACCCTCGACGCAAACAAAGGTACTCCTATCGCCGGGCGTTCATTGGATCGAACACGACTTCTCAAACTACGTCGAAGAGCTGGACGAAGACCTTGACAGGCTAGACAGCCACCTCGACGAGTTAGAGGAGTCTGTCGAGGGTGGCGCTAAAGGTCTACAGGTTGCGGTCGTTGTTGGTGCTGAGGACGATGAAAAAGCGGCGTACCGCTCAAGACTTGTGGAGAAGACGTTCTTCGAGCGCGTTAGGTGGTGGATGTTTTGGCTTTGGATTCGAGGCATTAAGTACCGGAAGGTTACTCGGAGGGTTCCTGAGTGCTTGATCATGAGTAAAGAAGAGATGATTGAGAAATTCGGACGATCCTGAGAGGTCTGCTACGGCTGGTCTAGGGTTGGAGGCGTGCATGTTCAACAGGGCTCAAAAAATCCAGAAGCAGATATATGCGTACCCGCAGGACGTCGATTTGTACCTCCAATTGGCGGTAGAGTATCGACGCATGGGGATGGAACACAGGTGCTGGGGGGTATTTCACACCATGCTCGACAACATCTCCGGCCCGGATGTGCGGTATGCGGCAGAGCGGGATGACTACGCTTACTGGGCTGCCGTCGAACAGCACATCCAGAAAGCCAAGCCGCCGAAGGTAGGCCCTTCGGGAGTGTTGGTGCGTTTCCGCAAGCATATACGGCGTGTTATGGAGAACGGGTACCGGGAACTAGATCGGCATAAAGCTTTTTGGATCGTCGGAGTACCTGCGCTTCCACGACACGCGGGAGGTAAGACGTCTTACATGTGGAAGTGGCTACGTCGTTTAAGATTGCCTGACGGGTGGCGCGTGCGGTTTTTTGCTGTTGAGGAAGGCACGTTAAAGATCATTATGGACCCCGACAGGGATCGTGATTGGATCATTGGTCCTATGAGGGATTCAGCTTGACACATACTGTCTCCATACTGTCTCCATACTGTCTCCGCTTCTTGACCTGACAAGCGTTATAGTGTTGAACCTGCTAACCACGGGGATGTAACCAATAGCGTTGGGCAAGTTGCGTGAACCCGCCTTTACGGTGGCTTGAAGAAAGGGGGAGCCTTCCTACGGGACGCTTTTATCGCTCCCCCGCTTGTTTTGCTTGTAACGGAGTAACAAATGCTAGACGTACAGAACTACTTTGGTCCCTACGCTGTGGCGGCAAAACCTCAGCGTGTGTGGGTGGTGGGTGCTTGTTGTGAATGCCCTTTTTACCGTGATTATCCTGATGACATCTACAGAGAGTGTCGGTTTACCGGAGAAGACCTTACACATGATGCGCAGATAGATCGAGGCGGTTTCCCTAACGACTGCCCATTGCTAACTGACTCTATTCAAATAACCAAAAAGGATGCTACGGTGGGCGAGGTTACAGAAGCAATGTCGGAACTCGTGGATGAAAAAGAAGCATCAGATGGTGCCGCTATCATTTCCAAGGCCCGTGAAGTGTGGGGCGATAGTGGACTTCTTGAAGCCTTCAAGCATATAAAATTAGCTAAAGCTCTAGGCTTCTGGCCACTAAAAAAGGGTTCGAGAAAAACGTGTGAGCGAGATAAAAACAGAGGGTAAGGTGTTTTACCACCACTTCTTTCCCGTTTTTTTGCTTGTAACGGAGGAACAAATGTCAGACGTACAGAACTGCTCTGGTCCTCGCGCCGTGAAGAACTGTTCATCGTGTGGCGAGAACCACGAATCGGTAGAGTTTGTTCCACTACCAGAGCCGAAGGTGATAGACGGTGAGGTGTTTGAGTTTCGTGGGGAGTGTCCGAAGACTGGCGAGACGCTCTTCATGCACGTAATCTGAGGTTTTTCCCATCACCTCTTCCCCGTGACCGCGTGGGATTCCCAACGCCCGGTCAGGTGGTGGTTAATGGTTGGCCCCTTCGTGGGGCTCCTCGCCCCACACCCCCGCCAGCGCACCGGCGCTGGACCCGGCGGCCAGCCTTCATAGAGGTTACTGGTAAGGCACAAGGGAATTAGCTTTCCCGAAAGGGTGCCCGGAATTGACTACCGAGCTTGGTATGGGGACCACCCGTGAAACGCACCACCACCGAGAGATACGTTTTGTGGGTCGAGCCTCATGGAGAGCGGAGTAGCTATGACGGGCATCTGGCCTCTATTTTTCCCACACAAAACAGGAAGGCGGAGAAAGATGGGCGTAACTTGGTACTTGGTAAAACCGGACAAGTCAGAAGTGTTCGAGTTGGGAGATGGAGAGTTCAGAAAGGGGTTTCCTTTCTGTACCACGGACGAAAAGGGATGGATACAAGACGGTGGACCGCTGCTGGTTAATTGGACTACGGTTTACACTTGCCTGTCCAATTGGTGTTTCATCTGGCCCGGCAAACATGCAGAGCAAAGCGCAGAGTTCGCAAAGTTTGCCATAGCGCTTGCGTGGAGAGTCAGAGAATGGGTTGGGGTAGGAAAAACCGCCTATCTGTGTCACGAGAACGACGTTATGGGACTGTCTTATGAGGAAACCAAAAGCAGGATAACAGGTAGCGTATACGATGATCACGACTATTCGTTTGAATCCGTCAAAGAGGTGTTACGAGAAGCGTGCAAGCCCTTGGTAGGGCGTAGGCTTGGGCTTGAGGTCAGTATGGAAGAGTTGATTGATGCGCTCGAACCGTCCTTGCGGGAGATGTTGTGCGCACACCCTGTGCCGTTCGAGGTTACGGCAGGACCAGCGGAGGACAAAGGCGAGATGTACGTTGGAATCACAGCTTACTACAAAGACGCAACCACAAATGAGGAAACCGACACGATACGTGAACGTGATCGTCTTTTTGCAGAGAAGCCGCGTGTTTTGATTGACCATAACAACGAGGCAGGAGAGGTTCTGTGGTCGGTTGTTTTTGCGGATGCCGACTCTGGAAAAGCTGGCTTCTGGTTGGATTCCTTCGGGACGTTAGAGGAGGCTCAAGAATTTTGTAAACAACATGAACTGTTCTCTGACTACGACGCACAGACTTTAGAGGTGTTCGACTCTCTTGAGGGAGGTACATGTGAGTGAGAAGCAGGTAAAAGCGGACGGTGAGGTCTACGGCGTCGGCATACTCGTTACGACGGGTGAAGGCTTTGGTGGCGTATATGGACCGGGCACATTGGAGAAGTGTCTTGCATACACTCCGAGCCCGGAGTATCTGGATTCTTTAGGCATTGGCCCTGCTAACCCCGCTTGGCCTCTTTATGTGTGTCGGCTGGACCCTGAGCAGCCACCCGAGCCTAAATACATCTGGCGACAGT